ATGGCTGAAACGGAAAAACCGGATCTCAAGGAGCAGGTGGCCCTGCTGCCGCTGTCGCCGGGCGTCTACCAGTTCGTGGACCGCTCGGGGACGATCATCTATGTGGGTAAGGCCAAGAGCCTGCGCAAGCGGGTGTCTTCGTACTTCGTGCAGTCGAAGGAGCACAGCGCGAAGGTGCGTGTGCTGGTGAAGCAGATCGTCGAGATCCGCCATATCGTCGTGGGGAGCGAGACCGACGCCCTGCTGCTGGAAAACTCGCTGATCAAGAGCCTTCAGCCGCGTTACAACATCCTGCTCAAGGACGACAAGACCTATCCGTGGATCGTCGTGCGGCGCGAGCACTTTCCCCGCGTGCAGTCGACGCGCATCCTGACGCGCGACGGGTCGCAGTATTTCGGCCCCTACGGATCGGTGATGATGCAGCGCAGCGTGCTCGACTTCATCCGCGAGGTGATCCCCCTGCGGACCTGCAAACTCAACCTCGCCCCGGAGTTGATCGCCAAAGATAAATATACGGTCTGCCTGCAATACCACCTGGGCAACTGCAAGGCCCCGTGCGTCGGGCGGCAGTCCGAGGAGGAGTATGCGCAGCTGGTCGGCATGGTCGTTTCGGTGCTGAAAGGCGACCTGCGTCCCGTGCGCCAATACCTCGAAGGGGAGATGGCGCGTGCGGCCGGGGAGCTGAAATTCGAGCTGGCGCAGCGGTACAAACAGCGGCTCGACGCCCTGGACAACTATGCCGGACGGTCGGTGATCGTCAGCGCGAAGATCGTCGACGTCGACGTTTTCTCGCTGCTGCCCGACGACGACGTGGCCTGGTGCAACTTCGTGCGCATCCGCCACGGTTCGGTCGTGGGCGTGCAGACCGTGAAACTCTCGACGGGCGTCGGGGGCGACGAGCGCGACATGCTGACGCTGGCCATCCAGCACATCGTCGAAAACATCGCCGGGGGCGAACTCTCCCGCGAGGTGATCGTGCCGCTGCTGCCCTCGACGACGCTGCTGTTCGAAGGCGTGACTTTCACGGTCCCGAAGCGCGGGGAGAAACTCGAACTGCTGGAATTCTCGCGGAAGAGCGCCCGCATCTACCGCGCCGAGCAGTTGAAAAACCTCGAAATCAAGAATCCCGAACGGTATACCGAGCGGCTGATGAATGCCGTTCAAAAGGAGCTGCGCCTCGACAGACAGCCGCGGCACATCGAATGCTTCGACAACTCCAACCTGCAGGGCGCTCATCCGGTGGCTTCGTGCGTGGTGTTCCGGGATGGAAAACCCTCCCGCAAGGAGTACCGCCATTTCAACATCAAGACCGTGACAGGGGCCGACGACTACGCCTCGATGCGGGAAGTCGTCTTCCGGCGTTATACGCGGCTGATGGCTGAAGGGGCCGAAATGCCCGACCTCATTATCGCCGACGGCGGAAAGGGGCAGATGGGTGTCATTCACGAGGTGCTGGAGCGGCTCGGGCTGGACATCCCCATTGCCGGACTGGCCAAGGACGACCGGCACCGCACCGCCGAACTGCTCTGCGGCTTTCCGCCCGTGCTGGTCGGCATCCGTCCCACTTCGCCCCTGTTCCACTTTTTGGCGCACATTCAGGAGGAGGTGCACCGTTTCGCCGTTTCCTTCCACCGGCAGAAACGCAGCAAGGCGTTTATCCACAGCGAACTGGAGCAGATCGAGGGGGTCGGGGACAAGACGGTCCAGACCCTGCTGCGCCATTTCCGCACGGTGGAAAAGGTCCGTGCGGCCAACATCGAAGAACTTTCGGCGCTGGTCGGGGCGGCAAAGGCGAAAAAAATCAGGGCCTTTTTCGAAAAATAGCCGTATTTTTTGAAAAGTTACGAAAATCACCTATCTTTGTCCACCCGATTCGCCGTGTAACGCTCGCGGAAATGCCCGGATGGCGGAATCGGTAGACGCGTTGGTCTCAAACACCAATGACAGCAATGTCGTGCCGGTTCGACCCCGGCTCCGGGTACATAGAGGACTGAAATTCAGTCCTCTATTCTTTTTGCAGAACCGCTTGCAGAACCAAATGAATCCGATACCCAAAATTTGAGCGGCCTTCAGCCCGACACCGAAGACCGCTCCGCGAACGATTTTCAAAGGTTCGTTATTCTACAAATTCTCTTGATACATATACCGACTCAAACATCAACGCGCCAGAACGTACTTCGCCTATGACTGTTCCAAATTTCAAGTCTGTAACTTTTATTTTCGTTCCCTTATCAAGGATGAAAGCCTCCTTGTTGTTAATCATTCTCGATAGTTCTTGGCTGTCTTTTCGATTGCAAACCTTGTTCAGTTTGTCAAATGAATCTTGCGAACTCGCAGCGAGGCATTGCTGGTTAGTGGCTATGGTTTCACCTGCTTTTATACCTTTTCCAGATGACCCGCATGAACACAGCAAAAGAAGCATAGCAGAAATGAGGATGAGTTTTTTCATTATACCTTTCCTTTTAGAATTTGTGCCTTTTGTAGTCTGATATTCAGTTTGTCGATATATTTGCTATCATTTCGATAGATAGTCATAGCAGAACGAATAACACGAATTTCATCATCATAGTTTCCGAGCCTTCGATACAATACCATGAGCCGGTCGTATGGGTGTCGGGTTATGTATTGACCTTCAACGATATTTTGCTCATAGCACTTTATCGCTTCGTCAATATTGCCTGATTTTTCAAATTCGATGCCCTGATTATTGCGAGAGACTACCGGTGTAATGCGTGCGGAAAATTCTTCATTGCGGCGACGTAATTCGGAAAACTCTTGTTCAAATGAACTGGCAGATTGGATAGATTTTCTTTTTTGGCCTCGAATACCTATGAAAATACCGAACAGTCCGGAAACTGCTATGCAACATAGTATGAAAACAAGACCATTCATGCCTCTCCTTTAAGTGCAACGGGAGGCACACAGCAAAAAGAATCGTGGGCGTCCCTCGTCGGTCAAGAGGCATCGCCAAACGCCCACAGCCACAACAAGGGAACGCCAACGAAACTCGCAGGCGTTCGACCATTGCCGAGTGGCTGTTCAAAAATTTGGCGATTTTCTTGACCTCTCGCAATAGCAAACGCTATTATACAAATATTTGCTTCAAAGGTAGATAATTTTCTGAAATATCGCTAAAATATGGCACGGAAATACTATTACCTACCTATATGAGACGGCGGGCCAGAGTAACGATATTCTTCCGGAAGACGAACACTATGACAACGAGAAGCACCCAGAATCCTTTCATCTTCGTCTGTTGCCACCATGTCAATTTGCGTTCAACCTCGACTATTTCGGTATTCACTCGGTCTCGGTAAACGATGCTATCCCGATATATTACCTCTTTTTCGGTTGGAATAGGTCGTTTCTGGGGCTTATTGGCGAGTGAGTGAGACAATGACCCGTCGGCATTGATTCGGGCATCGGAAACGGCAAAAGAGGTCTCCAGATGGCTCGTCGTGTCTCGCACAGTTTGCCGCTCGCTTTCTACCGGTACTTCCACAAGTACGGTATCGGGGATATACTCGGTTCGCACAATCGTCTCGACCCGCACGCTGTCAGCAGTAGAGGTCGTAAGGTGGCGGCACGGACAACATGCCGTAACCGCCGCCAGAATGAGAATGAGTAGTAGGTTTTTCATCACGCTTCAAATTTGATGTCGTTGATTCTGTTTTTCCATCCTTTGAGGAATCGAGCCTGCGTAGGGTCTCGCCGGACGATGTTTTCGACGAATTTCAGCCGGGCGGCATGAATGTTGGCGAACAATGTCCGCTGGTCGGCCGAGTTGATGGCCGCAAGAGTTTTCGGGCCGACAATACCATCGGCGGCGACTTCGAGAACTCCCTGCACTTGCTTGATAGAGGTTCCCGGCCCGGATGCCCATGCCCAATCGACCACAATGTTTGCGATGGATTGGTTTACTATTTCGTCGGCTTTCCACGGATTCCAATAACCCGATTTGAAGATGTGAAGCCATTGTTCGTCCGTAATGTTCTTCAGTTGCTCCACGGTCGCATCCTTGCCATAGAACTGTCGAAATGTACCGATAGTAATACCTTTGTTGGTTGCGCCACCTCTATCGAGAGGGTCGTTTACGAATCCGCCCTCCCAGCGTAAGATGAAGGGCTGGAGTAGTTTTGCGTTAGCCATAAGTTACTGTTTTTCTTTGTTACTACTTTTTGCAGTTGCGGCGGCCCTCGCTTCGTCGAGGTTCCGCAAAAGATTGAGGATTTCTTTTGGGTCTTGCGTCTTGGCAAGTTCTGCAACTATGTCGGTTACTTTGGCCGCAGACGAATGTGCGGCCCGAAGGTTTTCTCGGACACTCCAACCTTCAATGCCGACAGCTATCACGGCTGATACGGCCGAGGCATAAGGCATTGACCAAATGCCGAACAATAGCCCCAATACGTCAATGCACATAAAGAGTCCCGTAACCTTCCCGTAGTCCCCGAATTTGGTGAATGTCCGGCGGAGACCGTGGGAATCAATAGGAATATTCAGAACCCTCGCTTTGCGGATTCCTGTTCGCATATCAATCATTACGGCGACAAGCATAACCGCCCAGATAATGATTTCCAGAAGCACGGCTCGACGCAATACCAACGCTTCCACGCCAAGTAATTCGTTAATCATTCGGAACATGGGCTATCAGAGAATATATGCCAGCAGAGCAACAATCCATATAGTTGCCCCTCCAGCAATGGTTACATAAACATCTTTTTTGTCGGCCTCTTCATCATGGATATAGTCTTTCCAGACGGCGCAGGCCACTACGGTAAAGATGGAAAGACCGAGAGCGAGCCAGAATACCCACGAAGTCGTGATGAGTACGAGAAACGGAGGTGATGCAAAGAAGATAGCCGCCGCGATAGCCGCGCCGAGTGCATAGTGCTGGTACTTGTCCTTTTCGATGGCGTTTAGCCATGACAAGGCTCCCTCCGCATTCTTACGAATGGAGGCGATGATGCTTTTCATTTGGTCTACAAGTGCTTTAATCAATTTTTTCATAACACTACAATTAAATAATTATTTATAACCAATCGTTTAGGTTTATGATTTGAAAAGAGAATGCACCGTCATTACGGCTTGCGTCGTCGCTGACCTCGACAACGAAATATGAGGCTCCCGGTTCAAGCAGGGATGCTTTCATAAGGCCGCCGAGGTAGCCAGTCATATTGACGATATAACTACCAACTATCAATCCCCACGCAGACGGAAAATTAATCCGATACTTGCCGACATCTAACCTGCTTACGGATAAAGTGCCGTTGTCAAAACTTTTATAGTTTATGGATGCCCCCGACGATGTGCCATAAACAATACCTTGCGCCAATACATTCAAATTCCTACCGTATCTCGATGTAGTCATCATATTAATACGGCGCATAACTATCCACCCGAAAAAGGTTTTGTTGTCGCCATAACCCATTAACTCTATAACTTCGCGGCTCATTTGCAACTCTGATTTGGATATGCCGTTTTCATAAAAATACTTTCCCGTAGGAGCAGAAATAGCCGCCCACCCGCTACTGATTGTATTTCCCCAACGATAGTTTACGATGCAGATACGGCGACCGCTTTGCCCCAAATCCCACGGCAAACTATATGCGGTTATCCAACCGCCACCGCTCGATAGCAGTACCACATTATCGCTATAATCGACGTCAAAAGAATCATCCGCTTCTGAAAATGGGTTGCGCAAAGAACCGGTAATTTTTACGTCGGTAAACGTTCCGCCTTTTGCTTTGATGTTTCCAGCAGAATCCCATGTGATGTTCCCTTTGGCGAGTTGTCCGGAACCGTCCACGCCACTGAAATAAATCATCGTTTGTCCTGCGGTGTTTGCAATCTGTATGGTTGCATTTTTCATCGACAGCACATTGGCGACTGAGGCGTTCCAATCTATGTAGGTCTTGTCATTGCCGATGCGGAACGCATTGTTCAGAAAATCCATGAAATTCTTGCCGTTGGCCGATGCCACTTTGTTCGTTATGACTTGCCCCGGCAATACCTCCGTAAACCCGTACAGCGAAACGTAGCTGCGCTCGCCGTCATACTCGCTGTTCAGTACGCCCATGAGCAAGTGATAATATCCGGATACGCCCTCCATTGCGATAGCCTGTTCGCTGATGTAGAACGTGCCTGTCTTGGCCGTTTTGCTAACTTTTGCGTAGAGGTAGTATTTCTTGGTTCCGTCGGTCAGCGTCGGCGTAGTAAAGGCGGGGAGCGACCAAAACTTATACTCGTCGGCTACATGGCTCGACGATATGGTGTCGATGCCGAGCGTGTAGTGCTGGATGATACCGGCAGGAACGGACAGCACCTTTGTCATCTGATTGTACGTTACATTATGGGCGATTGGCGTCGGGTTCGTCATATTATTGACGAACTCAAATTGTAGGCTCTTATCGCCGATAAGCATAGCCATCGTTTGTACGGCTATGGGGTTTATAGAGTTCGAGAAATTATCGAGCAACGCATCACCCAACATTTCGATAGTTTCCATAGAATCCCGATACCGACGTTTGGTGAACTGCAATGCCTCTCGGTGTTTGTTGTCGATAACAACCTCCGTCTCCTCGACTTTATTCATCGAGTTTTGGAACGACGACGAAACTGGAGCGTTCGATAGTTCGATGGTCGGAGAGTGGGGATTATTGCAAAAATCCTTGACGCTGATGATACGCACAAGCGAACCTTCGGGGTGGAACTGCTCGTCGCTGAACAGCACATAACCGCCCGGCTTGATGCGTCCACCAATATTCAACCAATCTTTTTTTGCCCAAATGCCGTCAAGTTCACCTTTGAACGTGAACAACTCGCCCGTATTCTCGTAAAAGAACCGTGCCGCTTCTCTGAACATATCCCACGAGGCTCCAGACTTGTCCGAATTGTTGCAAACATAGGCATCTGGCAACGCGACATGGAAAACAGCGTATTTGTCGCCTACCGCCAACTTGTAAATGTCGTTCGGCATGGTCTCACCGTCAATGTCCTGCGGGACAATCTCGAACCTACGTTCGGCGTGTTTGTATTTCACGTCGAACTCTTTGCCAACGAGCATTCCAGATTGAGGAATGACGGTCATTGTTTCTCCCTCGATAAGGCAATCCGAGAAGTTTAACTCCTCCGGGATGGTATTGTCGATGAAGTCGTAAAAGTGCTTGCCTTTATCCACTTCGATTACGGATGTAACCGACCCGATACGTTTTGGGTATATGTCGCTACAATCAAGGCTGTCTTCTGCCTTGCTAACCAACTCCTTTCCCTTCTGGGTGATATATCGACCGTCAGCACTCGACAAGTAGCTTACTCCTTCATACACGAGTGTTTGGCTTTTGGGTAGAAGGAGCTCGGAATTACCATACTTGCCGGGAACAATGTTATCCGTTCCTCCCTGAACGTACAGAATCTCGAAATTGCGCGAGTCGCTTTTGTTCGACCGGGATATTTCCTTCTTAAACCCATTTCCTTTACCATAGGAAAGTGCAAGCGGATTGTCCTTGAAATATTCGACCTTGCGAAGGTGTATTGTTTTGCCTTCAACCTCCCACTCCGTATCGAAGGCATCGGCAATCTGGTTCAACGCATCGCTACAATATGCGTGATTGAATGAAATGACCTGCTCCACAGCATCAATACATTCTCCGACTTCCCAGCCGGATTCTCGCATATTCATATTGTCCACAATGAGCTGAATAAACTCATGTGGTTTGGCCGTGTACGGGAATTTCAGCCGACCGTCCACGGGATTCTTAACCTTGTACTTCTCGGCTCCGGCCCAACCGGATTCGAGGGTCAGGGTGTATGAAAAATTCCGAGTTGAGTTCTTTGTAAAGTTGCTCGCTTTGAACAATGAATATACTTGCCCTTCATACTCGACCCACGCACCCACGGGGATTTCCACATGGTGCGTGAGTGAGTAGTAAAGGACGAGTTTATCCTTTTCCTTGACGGCCCGACGGCGATAACTGTTGTCATCAACCAGAACCTCAAGTTCCGTATCGTCGAAATGGATAATCATAGGTTAGGTGAACTGATACATTTTACCGCTACTGCCCAGCTTGGTACTCCGAATGGTCGTCAGGAATGGAAATTCGTCTTTCGGAATCTGGTCGAGCACACTTTTGATGGCCGACGAGTTGGTGAAAAACTTGCCTTCCTGACCGTCTTGGCGGAACTTCACGAGATACCGGTTGTCACCGTGCGTAGTCTTCATGTTCGGGATGAAGTCAAGGACTTCGATTTCGCAGTTGATGACGTCCGAAATTGATACCTGCTGACAGTTGAAAATCTTTTTGTCATCGACCTGCTTGATTCCCAATTCGCTGAATCGTCTCATTGTTTACTGAATCTTGAGGGTGTCGCAATCGGAATCGACCTGTTCTTTGACGGCCTTTCGTTCCGTCAGGAAGGATTTGTAGGCCGCGATATACTTCTGGGCCACATCGCCAGAGACATCACCGAAAACGCCTTCTTTTGCGGCATTGTAATCGTTGATGAGCTTCTTTTCGCGGTCTCTGTCCCAAAGGGTCGTTACGACGGCTTCCGTTATCTTGTTGCGAGTAACCGTACCCCACACGATAACTTCGTTGCACTCCCACTTTACCGTGGTCGTTCTCTCTTCCGTTCCTTCTCCTGAAGGCATCTGAATTTGCCGGATATTCCACCGGTAGGTATAGGAACCGTTGTTGTTGGTCTCGAATACCGAAGGTTTAGCATCGTAAACTGCCATGATACTCTTCTTTTGTGATAGATTTCAACAAATGTTTTGAATTACTGTATTTTACCCAGCCAAGCCAGCTACATAAACCTTGCTTGTACTCCTTCTCGGAGATTTTGCTACGTTTGTTCAATCGTGCGGCGGCACGGCATAGGTTTTTCTTGATACTCTTGCGAAGCCGCGTATGGCTATGCCGAAATACGAATCCGACATAATCAATTCCGCGGGTATCCACGGGGAAGACCTGATAATTGCCTTTCAGCGAGAGATTCAGCCGCGAATTAAGGTAGTCGTTGATTTGGACGAGCAACCCATGAAGGAAGGCTTTGTCTCGATGCAGAAAAACCATATCATCAGCATATCGGAAGTAATACTTCACTCCGACGACCTCCTTAATCCAATGGTCGAAATAAGAGAGGTAGAGATTGGCGAAATACTGCGACAAGTAATTGCCGATGGGCACACCATCTGCGCTGTCGATAATCTGGTCGAAAAGTTCAAGGGTGTCCTTGCATTTTATCTTTCGGCGGACGACCTGTTTTAGTATTTCGTGGTCGATACTCGGATAGAATTTCTTTACATCAATCTTGAGACAATACCGCGTATTTTCAACGTCTTTGAGCGCAAGTTTGACTTTTCTCATCGCTCCGGTAATGCCTCGCTTCTTGATGCACGAGAACGAATCCGTCGTAAAGACCGAGACCCAAATCGGTTCGAGGATATTCATAATGGCATGGTGTACTATTCTGTCGGGATAGTACGGGAGCCGGAATATCAACCGTTCTTTGGGTTCGTAGATTGTAAAAGTTTCATACGGTGAAGTTCTGAACTTTTTACTCTTCAGCAATTCGTGAAGTTTGAGTATGTTTTCCTCACGGTTCTTGTCATGCACCCGCACGCCATAAGTCCGGCCCTTTCCGCGTCGGGCCTTTTGGTCGGCCAGATGCAGATTGTCCAGACTGATGATTTTATCGTACAGGTTGCCAATCCGTTTCATTTCATTCTTTGCTTTTCATAATAGGAGCTTTCGGCTTCCGCCTACCAGCACCGTTTTGAGGTTTGTAATCTTTTGCCAAGAGGCAAGGTCGTTGCTCCCATATTTTTAATTAACCTTTGAAAATCATAGGTGAGACCTGATGTTCGCATTCGTATTCGAGGGGGTGTTATTCGAGTTCGCATAGGCGAGGCCCGCATTCGCACCGTTATTCGCGTTACCGCTGAACAGGACACCGCAAGAGCAACCAACCTTTTATCGAATCCCAGACGGCTTATGCCGTCTGGGGGATAAAGCAAAGGCGAGACCCGATGTTCGCAGTCGCATTCGAGGGGGCGTAATAGGAGTGCGCATAGGCGAGGCCCGCATTCGCACCGTCAGACGCGCTACCGCCGAACAGGACACCGCGCAATGCTTCGGTCGTCGGGATGTTGGTATAGTGGTAGTCGCAGAAATACGTCGTTGTACCTGCTCCAACCTCTTCCGGCATGATTTCGCCAAACTCCCCGAAGATGAGAGCCTTTACATAACCTTCTTTCCGGGCTTCGAGTCCACGCATGGAGTAGCCGTCATAGTTGCTGTCGTTGTACTTGGACGGGTCGTCGCTGACATAGACCTTACTCGTACCTCCGTCGGCTTCCGACGAAATTTCGACGTTGATACCATCCGTCCATTTCCAGATATGGCCGAACGGATTTTCGATACCACGGTAACGATTCACCATGACAGTCGCATGGGTACCACCATCCTCTTTCTGCATTGTATAGGCCACTTCGCCAGAGGCATTGCCGAGTTCATCCGTATATCCACACGGGACGAACGGATAGTAGCTGTTGTAGCCAGACCAATCAGATACGGTCGTCACTCCATTGCCAAGACCGCCCTGCGCGTATCCGCTGGCATCCTTCTGGGCATTGAACGCCGCCTGACTGTTGAAGTTGGCGTATTCGATGTAGTACAACCAAACCATCGTTTTGTAGAGGTTGTAATCGGCGCAGTTCCATTCCTTCGTGGCTGTGTTTCGATTGCGAGCGTAGGTTCTGAAATTGGTTCTCGAAATGGCGGTTGCAGGGCGTCCGAGCATGGTGCGGTATGAACCATCCCATGCGGAATTGTTGCCGCCGCCTCGGTAGTCTGCATCCATGTTCACGACCGAGCACAATTTGTTCGTGCTACGTTGTACTGTCGCTTCGTATGCGCTTATGTACCCCTTCGGAACGAAGTGATAACCGGGGATAGGATAGAGGCTGATTTTCGCCCGCCGTTTCGTTCCATCTGTCTTGAACTTACGGTAGTGTGCCGGAATCTCAACCATCACCTGACCGATGGAACCATCGCGCAGATGTGCCAGCCAGTTCGTCGGGGTAAGATACTCGACAATCTTGCCGCTGTCGTTGAGAATACATCCCTTCATCATGTTCTGAATCGGGAGACTCTTGTGGAGAGCGACATTACCGATGCGAGTACATACCGGCGACGAAACAGCCGTGTCCCATTCGATACCGTAGGAACATTCGTCCTCGATGTACGGAAGCAGAGTCGCAAGCTGGGCCTGCTTACTCTCGCCGTCTGTATCAAGAACCTCGACGAGCAAATTGAACGGATTGGTCGTGCCGACGTGCGGCAATTCATTGAGACGTTTGCCGTTCTCAAACGCTTCGACAATTTGAAGCAATTTTGCTTCCTGTTCAGGAGTAAATGCCATAATTTTCTCTATTTGAATCGAATTACTGATTTTCCGTTCTGTGCCGAGAACCGAATCGAATCGGTCTTGACAAGTCTCATCGCTTGGGGCTTCCGTAGCGAGCCGACAACTCTGCGGAGCCTTCTGGATAGGCTGATAAATAGTGATATTATCATACCTCTACCGCGCTTCCGCAACCCCAATACACGTCGTAGTGCTCCAGAATGGAGCTGTCGGCTCCGATGGCTGAAACTGCGAGCGGACTCCAATCGTTGAGCACGAACGGGGCATCGGAGAAGACTTGCTCTTGCCAACACCGCACGTTCATTATTACGTCGATTTTTGCTGTTTCTGCCTTTGGTCGAATATAGACCGAGAAGGGCATGTTATCGGGAAGGGAGAAACCGTTGTCAAGGTTTTCCACCTTGCCGTGAGAAACAATCCTTCCGCCGTTGATAAATTCGCTGATGTAGCCTTTCTGTTTCATTTTCAGTATGTTTTAAGTGAAACGAATATTTCCGCTTCCGGTCAGACGGATTGACGAGGAGGCGACTTTTCTCATGTACGGTTCAACAACCTTGATTTCGACCGTTTGGTATATCTCCGTATTTTCAGTAGGGATGACATGCACCTTGCTGATACCTGCGGACTTGGGGATGATTTGGCCGCCCGGCAGGACGGACACGGCCCGGTCATCCGAAAGGAACAACACATTTCGACCGGTATTTGTCGGCAACAGTTCGTATGCAATCCGAAGAGAGGCTGGATTACGCAGAGTTATCACCTTCGGATAGGTAAGATTCATCCCGGTAGGAATCATCTTATACTGACCGACCAAAGACTCTTCAAGTTCTTCCAGCCGAGCAATGGTAGCAAGTGCTTGTTCTTTGACCTCGGTAGTCTCCTGCGCGGCTTGCTCGGCCGCAGATGCTTGCATCCCGGCATTGGCGGCTTCATTAGAGGCAGTTCCGGCGGCTTGATTTGCCGCAGACGCGGCACGGTCAGCAGCCGCGGCCTTCTCGTCGGCCAACTTTGCCTTTTCGTCGCAATTATCGGCCGCGGTTTTGATGAACTCAAGACCTATCTTGACGCTCTTGTTATCTTTGTCCACTCCGATAGTGAACAATCCCGTAAAGGATGAAGCAAGCGGCAACTTGCTTATTTTTATCTTCTTAATCATATTCTGACAAGTCTATTGCGGACTCTCCGTCCTCGGTTATAATCAGCATGTCATCTTCAGACGCAAGGAGGTATTCTTCACCTTCAACACGGAAGGACGTGAATACCAGAGTAAGGTCGAATACCCACCATATTTTCCCATGTGTGAATAGGAACTGACTCGAAGAGCAACTTTTATAGTAGCACGGGTATTCATAGCCTGTGTATTCGACAAAAAGGAACCGTTCATCGGGCCGCGTAAGGTCATAGAGCAATGCGTTGTAATTACGCCAGAACTCGTCGAAAGTGTGTGCCCTCAATGAACATTTCAACTTAACCTCTTTGGTCTGGAATGCCACATATTCGCCATCATAGATTGCCCCATTCTCACGCTGTAAATTCTGCAATAGGTTTTGTTTTACTGCCGGAGATTTGAGCACTTCGGCGAGGCTCCCTTCCAAAATCGTTACTCCGTATTGGCCGAGGTCGCGCCCATCCAACTCATAACCGCTCGTTCTGGTTATCGAGGTCTCTGGGACAACGTAAGAATATCCCCGGAGAGGGAAATCGTCGGAAAGTTGCAGGGTGAAGGTTTCTGCACGCGGATAGTGAGTCATAGCCTGCTGACTGGAAAGCCTTAATCGAAATGTTCGAGCAATGGCAGGAACCTCGAAGTCGTGATAGCCGGTATCCGACATGGCGGCAAGGAACGCACCGAATCGGTTTGCTTTGTGGGAGGCAAACTTCACTTGAACAGTCTTTGTGTCAAGGGTCGGTTCGGATAAATCGAACTCTTCTCCGTCCTCTTCAGGCCAATCATTGCTATCTACCTTTTTCAAGGGAGGATATTGCAATAAGCTGACGAGGCCGGCATCGGAAATGAAGACCCCGAAACGTTCGTATGCGTCAATACCGTCTATGTTGAACTTACCTATCATAGCACTTTCGCATGTTCCGATATTTCGATAATGGCTTCGCCGCCACCGTCTTTGTTTGCAAATACGACCGCCCAATTTGAGGCTTTAATATGCGCGGTAGCTCCGTGCATCAAGACTACTTGATACCGTTCTCCGGGGATGTTATACTCCAACTCAGCGCGGCAATTACCAACGAGAATCACCAAAGGGCGGTTCTGAATCTTCACGTCTTCTTCGATATAAATGCCGAGGTTTTCGGCCGTAGGGCCTTTGAATTTTCGGCACATTTCAATCGTCGGGAAAGAACGCTTCGTGCAAAACTCGATGCCCTGCGGAGACGAAAACAGTTTAAGTACCTGTTCAAGGGTTTCCGTCCCCTTGAACATACTGCATACACGATATTTCTCCGCCATATTGAATAGCGAGCGATTTTCGCACTCCTTCTGCGCCTGTTGTTTGGCATCTTTCCATTGTGCGTATATGTCTCTAATAAGGGGCTGTTCCATTGCTATTTAACTCTTAATCCATCATCACCGATTTCGTCAAGTTTATTCCTCATGCTGGAAATTTGCTTGTCAATATTGTCGAGCCGCTTGCAATACTCGGTATTTGCGCGAATTATGTTTATGGCTTCCAGTATCTTATCACCCAAAAGGACTATCAATTTCACGTTTTCATTCATCGTGTAGGTGTGTCCTTGAATAACCGTAAGACGTCCGTTATTCTCATCAACACTCTCTTGACTTGCCGTTGCAATGCCCCGCTCGGAGGCTTCACGGGCATCATCGGTTACGGTAATCAAATTTTTGATGGAATCCGGAAGGCTGTCCCAAATGGTTTGGAACTCGTCTCCTACGGCATTGAGGTCATTGGCAAAACCGTTCATGGATTCCATGATGGCGTCGATACCCGCAAATTCACCGTCCTTGTACCACTTCGATTTGTATTTGTCGAAGATGTCGCCCAGCGGTTCTTCAAGGTATTTGCTCACCAACATTCTTTTGATGACGTTGGCTACGATGTCGTCTACCTTCTCGCCCCATGCTTCCGCGGCATCTTCTCCTGCTCTGAAGGCTTCGATAAAGGCATCACCGAGTTCGCTTGCAAGGTCAGCGGCACTACCGCCCATAATCTCCTCGACAATATCGTTGATGATTTTATTCGCCTCTTCTCCAAGTTCAATAATCTGACGCTCCCAATCTGCGATTTTGCCGTGGTCAGTCTTTTTCTTGGCATCCTCGTTCCGTATCTGTTCCTGTATAAGCAACTGTTGTTGAGCGATATTTGCCAACTGATTCTTTGCGTCGTCAAACCGCTTCTCTCCGAGGGCCTTATCTACCGTATATTCGAGGTTGGCATAGGTTTTTGCAATCTCTTGGGAAGTTTTCTTGAGTATTTCTTCCTTGTATATAACCTTACCAATAATCTGATAAAAGCTCCCCCATGTACTCATTCCTGCGGAATGCAGTTTCAACACTTCGGTAGTAACCTCGGCATAGGTGCTCTTAACCAACTTGAGAATATCAAGATTCTCATTGAGACGAGAGGCTTCGGTATTCTCCAGCTCCCATTGTAGCTGGTCGATGCGTTCCTGCAACCGCTCAATTTCTTCTTGGTATTCATCGTCTTTATTGAACAGGTTGATGATTGCCATAGCAACCTGCATGGCCGCAGAGATAATCGTTAGGATGACGCTCGCTTTCTCGACAGTTTGAATCGCTTTGGCTGATGCTGTGGCCGCGGTTTGGATTCCCGTGGAGGAAGTCGTTGCCAAAGTGATAATGCTGTTAATCATGCTTAACGTCGAGGTCATAATCTGGCCCGCCGAGGAGATAATCTTTCCGGCGGTTCCTTCAACGGCGTCGCCAACACTTTCAAATTCCTTTTCTGCTTCCATCAAGGTCTTGTAGAGGTCTTCCCATTCCTTGATAGTGCGCTTGCCGGGTGTCAAATCATTATCGGCGTTTGCCTTCTCAACCTTCTTGCGAGCGGTGTTTACCTTTGCACGGGCAACAGCCATTTGGCTATCATCGGCATCGCCAGATTGTTCGAGCTCGGCCAACTCTTGTTCTGCCTTTGCAAGTACGGCCTCCAACTGCCGTAACGTCATGTTGGCGATAGCCTCCATCCATGACTGATAGGTCGCTTCTCGCTGGGCAAATTCCTCATCGACAGCGTTCAGAGCCTCGGTTTCGCTACGGTTCAACTCATCAACATTACCTTGTGATACGCCAGAACGGAAGGAGCCGTCTTCATTATAGAGGGACTGACGTTTTTTGTCGTATTCCTCTTTGATTTTGCTCCTTTTCTGTTCATAGGACATGTAGTCGGACAACATATCGTCCAACGCCTTTTTGTTGTCAGTAACAAGTCTATCATTGGCCGCTTTGGTAAGGGCGTCAAATTGGCTGGCGACATCTTTGGGCAGTTCGGTAGTAGTCGGAGTGAAGGTCAGCCCCTTTTTCTTCCAATCAGGATTTTTGGACTCCCAAATGGTTTTCTCCCGCTCCTGAATTTTCCGTAAGGTATCTTCCTTCTGGCGTTCAATAGCCTCCAACTCTGCTTTATGATTCAACTCGTTTTCGGCGAGCACTTTTTCGAGACCTTCATCCATCGCGTCGATTCGTGCTCGTTGGATGGACAGCTCCATGTCCTTATAGAGTCGTTCAAGTTCACGCCCTTCATTGGCTATCTTGGTCTTATAGTCGGTGGTCGATGATGTGCTGGCCTTCTTACTTTTGGGGTCAATACCTCGCAAGGTGTCGTATGCGTCTTCGGCAGCTTTCAGCTCCTTGCGCTTGTCCTCAATAGCCTTCACGAAACTTTCCTCATTTCCCTTTCCGGCAAGCAGGTCTTTCAATTCTGCTTTGAGAGTCGTAACCTTATTCTTTGCGGCTTCAAGTTGCTCCGAAAAGGTCTTGAACTGTTTGGTACTACCGTTAGTTTCGGTAGATGTGGTGGCAATCTCGGAATTGAGACTTGCGATAGTCTGGTTTACTTTGGTCAGACGTGCATCAACATCGTTGAATCGAGCCTCTGCCTTCTGAAGGTCTCTTTGCCCGAACATGCCGGCAACGTCGATAATCGGTTTATCGTAATATGCAGAATTGGTGCGCTTGAGGGAAAGGTCTTCACGAGCGGAATCCCACTCTCTCTGAAGTTCGCGCTGTTCCTTATATGCCTCTTCCAGTTCTTCTTGTGCGGCCTTCAACTTGATTTGCTTTTCAAGCTGAACGAGATAATCCTTAATTGCATCGGTGTTATTGTTCACCAATTCCCCCTCTTTTGAAAGAGAAGCATTGTATTCGGGTACAATCTCGCGCAATTTATCCAATGCCTTTTTGCGCTCATCATAAGCGACATTGGCGTTGGAAACGACATCTTGAAGCGACTTGATTTTTGCGGCATCCTTATCAAATTCCTCCGAAGCCTTCTTGTTGGCGTTCTCAAGCCTTGAAACAGAGTCTTCCGCTTCGTCTGACTTATCGCAGAACATTGCCAAAGCGGTGATAACGGTAGTGAGGGCCGAGAATGCGAGTACATACGGATTCGCTTTCACAGCCTGATTGAACAAGATTTGCGCTTGAGTCGCACGAGTCAGCATTTGAGTTTGAGCGAGGAGTGCCCTTGTTGCTGCAACCGTAGCTGACACTTTCTGAATAGCGTTGATGGCGATAAGCGCCGCCTTGTATGACCCGTAGGCCGTAACGAGTGTGCCGAGAATCTTCAATACGGTATCGTAGTGCTCAACGAGATACGTTAAGCCCTCGATTCCTGTATAGATGAAACCTTCGCTCGATTCTCCCATCTTATCGAGGGCGGCATCCCACGCATCGCCGAGATTGGAGATTTTACCGATGACGGACGTACTTTGTTTCTCCATCAGGTTGAAAAACATTCCGCCTTCCTCGGTCAAGCTACTGATGACCGCTTGCACTTCGGGGAACCCGACCTTGCCGGCCTCTACAAGCCCTCTGACCTCACTTTCTGCCACACCGAAATACTCGGCCAACTCCTTAATCATCGGAATACCTCGGCCGACAAATTGATTAAAATCCTGCGTGTAGAGACGGCCTTGCGTCATCGTTGTTCCATATAGGTACACAAGGTCGCCGAGCGGTTGCGAAAGGCCCGCGGCAATGTTTCCCAACTTTATTAGGGTCTCATTGACTGTCGCGGCATCTTCACCATAGGCAAGGAGCTGTTTTGCACCATTGGCAATACCCTTCATGTCGAAGGGCGTTTTGTCGGCAGTCTCCCGGAGTTGATTCATAAGCGTCGCGGCTTCTCGCTCGCTACCCAGAATCGTTTCAAGAGCTATTTCGATTTGCTGAAATTCTCCGTGAACGGTCGCCATTGACTTTACGAAACTGGTAGCCTGTGCCGCCGAGAAAAACGCGAAAACGCTGGAAGTCGCACGCTTGAACATTTGCTCAATCTTTGCTCCTTCCTTCTCCGCTGTGTCGCCACTCGCAATGATGGCCGAGCGAGAGGACGAAAGTGCTCTCAAAAGGTCGGTCTCATCGCCGGTAACAACAAAATGGATGGCTCCCTGTACTCCGTTCATTATTCTCCGAGTTGTCCGAATTGTCTCAAAATTGCCGCGGCATTTGCCGGGTCGTCCGCATTAAGCACTTCTGGCTTGTCCTCTTCATTAAAAGAGGTCAGAACCGAGATGGCGTCGGAAGTCATCATGTTCAAATTAAGATAGCTGATACCCCAAAGGACATAATCGAGCGTCCATCCGTATTTGGAACACGCGACATCCAACATTCCACCCCAAAGAGAGCGCCCACCAACTACTCTACTCGATTTGCCCTCTTTGTTGCGATAGGCGCGTTTTGCCTTAATATCTTCGTTAATCGAATAGAGGTAATAAAATTTTCGTAATCGACTTGTGTGAGGATTGCGAGAAGGCATGTCCCGAAGTCGGGCGGCAGGCAGTTCCACTTGAAAAATTCAGCTCGTTCGCATATCTTGTCGTTGTCGAGCAAATCTTCTTTCTGGTCAAAGGTGGCGACTGCCATAATCTCACAGACTATATCTGTTTTGCTATCGCATATCCTCATGGCTTCCAAATGTGGATTTTCGCTCAAAGCCTCCTCGTCGATTTCGAGTTGCAGGTAGAGTTTCGATAGAATTTGCATCTTGCCGAGGGTCGGCGGATGAACCTCGAATTTCTCTCCTTTCAACTCGAAGGAGATAGGCCGGCCAATCATCGCATCCGATACAGCCGATTCTATAAACCGTTCTTTATCCATATCCGAAAAAACTTGAGCGGATTGAAGGGGTCGAACCTCCGTTTTCAGTCTGGTAGACTGACGCTCTACCGTTGAGCTAAATCCGCATGAGGGATGGGCCGGCAGATAGCCCACCCCAGAGGCCAGTAATTCTACTTGCCAACCGATTGTGAAGAGGCTTTGGCGTCGGCCACCTTTTTCACGTAGAGGGTTGCCGGAGCAACATCCTCGCTTTCCGGTTCCATCGTTGTAACCTCGAACTCAACTGTCCATCCTTCCGCCGTAGCGAATTTGGGAGTGATAGAGGTGTAGCAATACGGAAGTTCTGCTCCGATTGCACCGACGAGAAGAGGGTCTACGGTGTACGACCTCGGTTCCGAAACGATGGTTGTTTTCATCGCCAATTTGTCGGTGGCCACCGCAAGGTTGAAGAATTTGGCAATCTTGTCCAAAGAGGCTTTGATTACCGTGAACTTCAAAGTCCACGTACCTTCAAGTTCCATCTTGTCCACCAGCTCGTGCCCTTCGCCGAAAAGCTCGTTCACGTTGCCTTTGACAAGTTCAAGGGAGGTAGTGTTCTCCTTAATCTTGCCGACATCTTCGAGAGTAGCGCCAAGCGCCCCGTTGTCGCCTGACTTGCCGGATTTAATGGTAGGCTTACCCCATGCAGTTACTGCGGATGTTGTTGCCATAGTGGTCTACTTTAAGTGAGTAAATGATAATCTGTTGTTTATGCAATGTTCGTCGGCTCCATTCACTTTGTAAACCGTCTGTTTTTCAATGGAGAACCGATAATCACTGACTGTATATTCCTCCAAGAGGTTAATAGCGAGCCGAGATAAAATGCGGACTCTCGGTTTGTCAATAATCATCTGATTGTCGCGCGGAGTGTCCGGGACATAGATATTGATATTGACAACATTCTCTTGCGAGTCTCCGCCGACAATACTGTCGAGAACAAGAATCGTTATGTCCTCTTTGCCGGAGTTTTTCGGTCGTTCGTCAGTGTATAATTCACCGCCACGTGACGAAACTTCTCGGTACAAATCCGACCCTTTCAGAATCGAATAGAGAATGTCCGTTATTTCCGCATCAGACTTCATTATGCCGCTATTTGAGTTTTCAGTTGTCGCATCATTCCGGGGAGTTCTCGGCGGGCCAAAAGCTCCGCGGAGGTTAGCACGACCTTGTTATCCATAGCTTCGACGTAAGCCGCATAGTGCATACCTGCAACAACAATGAGTGCGAATCCGGTCTTGTAGTTACTCGCGAGTTTCTTTGCAAGGGCTTTCCCCTCTACCGGGCCTTGTGTACCATTTTTGACTTGTTTGAAATCACTCATGGACACAATACGACCTTCCATTACGACTACATAGCCGATTGAGCTGCGAAGATTTCCGGTTTGGTCATACCAGCTTTCTTCTTGCGACCTATCCCGTGCTTCGATGATGCACTTCTCACCTAAAAAGGCCAACATCCGAACAACTTTCCGTTTGGCTTCCTGAATTGCTTGTGCAATGGCCCTATCAATTACGCTGATAGGGGTAGTCATCTTTACAGCCATAGTTTCGTGTCGAGCTGTCCTTTGTGGGGGCGAGTAATGGGTTGTTCGCTTTGCAGATTCCCGGCTTTATCGTATAGGCGAACCATGTCGCCATGCCGATAGATTCGGTCATCAGGGTCGAGATAAACCACGTAGGAAAAGGTGTAGAATGTTCCGTCGTCGAGCTTGATTTGCTGGCCCGTTCCGTTTGCTACATAGCGGCAGGGTATCGGGTCGCTCCATGACTCGGTATCGGCAATCCAATCTCCGGTTGCGTTGTCCCGATGACCGGTTGTACTACGAATCCTTAACCTATGTGGTCTAAACTCTACCATCTGACTACTCGCATAGATTCTCTACGGTCGGTTGCAGGGAAACACCGATAAGAGGCTCATCGTATTTCGCATAGACGGAATTTGCCGTGTTGATAAGAATATCCTTATCGTTCACGCTAATACTCACGTCTCCCTCGCTCACATTGGCTACCGTTACCAGATATTTCATAATATCTGCCTCGCAGAGGGCGAAGGCTTTACTTCCCATCACTTGAGTATTGATTTCCTCTTGTAATGAATCGTAAATGCCTCGCCGTACCGCGATGGTTTCGATAGTGTCTTTCGGAACGGGATAACCGACACACGACTTCAGGGCCTCCAATACGGTCTTCATATCCCTATGCCTCGATACCGAGAGCCTTCTTGAGTGCTACCTTCTGTTCCTCGTCCAGAGCCTCGATTTTGGATTCGAGATTGGTGGCCGTGATGTTCGGATTGGTCGTTGCACCAATCGACTTCATGGCGGCCAAAACGGTCTCCTTGTCGAAAGTCGAATCGAACACGTTTACCGTGTTGTCTGCACCTGAACTGTTGGCGGGAGCTGATGCGGGAACCGCAATGCTTCGCCTGTCTTCGAGGCTCATTTCATTCGTGGACTGGCCGTCGGCCCATTCGGTATTTGCGATGTTTGCAAATACGAGCGACCCACGATTGATGAGAGCGGGCTGAACATACGCTTCAATCATCGTAACCTCAAGCAGGGGGTTCACCTGCGAGTACACGGTGGTTTTGGCGTACTTGCCATGTGCCTGAATAGCATCGGTTCCTTTTACCATCGGGACGGGCTTGTAGTACGTCCATCCGAGCTGGGGAACAGGCGACATAGTGACGACGTTCTCGTTCCACGGCTTGATGGTGTCATGCTCTCCGTTCTTGTGCTCAATGGTTGCGTAGCTATCCAGAACGATAATGCGCGGATAGCCGTGCTTACTCTGGTAAGCGTTGATGTTGTCGAGAGACAGCACTTCAGACGAAACAAGTCCCGTCACATTGAGCAGGACGGAAGCAACACGCTTCATCGTTTTCTCCTGCGAAAGCAGAAGCTCAAATGTGGATTTTTCGATGAAGGCGTACATCGGCTTCTTCTTGCCCTGCGAGGCAATCAACTTCTGCCACTTGGCAAGGTCACCGAGACCGTCAGCACCGGATTGACCCCACGGAATAGTGGGAGCGACGAAGTTTTCATTCGGGACGTTGAAGTTGATAACGTCCTCGGTAGCCATGTCGCCTTCGATTTCCTTTGGGAACGTCTGGATACCTCGCGAACCGATACGGCATGCGTCGATTTCGATTTTGTAGTCTGCACCGTCATTGCAGGCTTTCACGTCGTCATAGACCATATCCACGAGATAGCGGGCCGTCTGCTTGTCCTCGGTGTTGGAGGCTGCAATGGTCTTCAGGTCTTCATACTCATTGACCTCAAGCTCATTCTTCTCCTTTGACATCGAAATCTTGGAGAGCTGTCCGCTCCACGAACCGACCGTCTTGCGGCTTTTCAGAGGTGCTTTCGTATTGAAGGCAACACGGTCAGCCGATACGGGAATACCTTCCTCACCCTGAATGCCCTTCAGGTCGAATTTGGGAGTGTACTTCAGCGGGAACAGTACCGGCCAGATAAGGCCGTTGCCCGGCTTATAGGAATCGACCTCTGCCTGCAATCCCGGCTGGTCGAGGTCGAAAAGGGGTTTGTTCATGTGTCCCATAGCTTACACGAGTGAAATGTTTTTCATCATCGCTACTACCTCCTCGGAGATAGGAGCAGTTTCCTTACGCAGATTTGCGCCGTTGATAAGGCGAACCTCTTGGTCTCCCTCTCCTGCGTATGCGGGAGAACCGAGGATATACGCCGGCTGATAGATGGGTTCGGCTGAATCGGCACTTGCGGCTTTGGCCTGATAGAGAACCGTGCCGATGGCGATTTCGACACCCATCGTTACCGTTACGATGTCGTAGTTCGGATTGCTGGTGTCTACCTTCGTCGAAGCAACGGCCTTCTTGCCATGTCCGATGATGTCGCCAGATGCGATACCGCTTCCTTTTTCGATTTGAATGGTGGTGTCGCTACTGCAGACAGCTTTCGTCAGACGGTATGCCTTAATAGGCTTGCCACTTGCGTCGAGAGCTGTTCCCGGCATGATGTCATGGGCCGGATTAGGAATGACACCTCCGGCCGGCTTTTCTGCGAACACCTGCTCGAAAACTACGGGCATGGGTTTCGCCGGAGCTGTGTAATGGAATTTCCTTTCCATGTTTCTTACTGATTGGTTGGCAGCCCTGCGATGGCCGGGGCTGCGGTTTCGGCCTTACGTTCGCTGATTCGCTCCTGAAGCGCGGGGTCGAGAGTTTTGTTTCCTTCACTCGAACCACCTTTCGGCTTGGGGGAGTTTTTCAGCCCTTCGTTGGAGTTCTCTTGCACATAGGAATCGACATCGGCTGTAATTTCAGTCAGATATTCAGCGAAGTCATCGTCGCTCTCGAAGGTCATACGGCCGAAGTTTTTGAGGAGCGTTTTTTCGTATGACCCGCCAGCCTTTTTCGCGATTTCTTTAACCTGCGAAAGCCGCGTGTCTGCGATTTTGCTACCTTCAATAGCTTCCAACCGTTTGGCGATAGGGGAAAGGGTTTCGCTCACGATACCGCCGAGGAGCTTCTTGAGGTCATCCATGTTTTTGAGATTGATTGCACCCGTCGATTCATCTTTCTCGTTGGCCTGCTCGCCTTCCTTGTCGGACGGCTTTTCAGTCTTTTTCGACTCGCCGGTTGCGGTATTGGATTTGTTGCCATCCCCGTCCTTCGACTTGTTGATGATTCGACTGGCCGAGGTCTGGGCTAATTCGAGATAGGGCATCACCGCGTCGATTTCAGCGTCAATGTCCTCTTCTGTGGCATCATCACCGAGGTTGTTTGCAATCCGGGATGCAACACCCTCGATTTCCATTCGGTTGAACCCCAACGACGCCACTTTGGGTTTCAACTTTACGATTACTTGTGCGACCTTACTCATCGTATTGGTAATTAGTTAAATAAAAGTCTGCTGACACGTATGCCAGCAGACTCCCCACGTTACTAAAAACCAAGAGCAAGTGTGTTGTTTCGTGCAGTAATCCGTGGCGTACATCGTCATACGCTTGATGCAAATATATACAAAAATAGGGATATTATCCCTATTTTTGAAGAAAAAAAATACACTTTTCTAAAACCAGCTACACAATCGCTTGAATAATAGCCACTTATTAAAATCTCAATAAATGCCATTCTCTCGTTGGAATGTGATATGTTCTTCTATGCTCAACGGCTTGTAAACTGCCTTCGCGTTCGGGTTAGGTCGGTATATCTCAACCTCGTGCTCCGTTGTCCTGAAATAACCGTCCACCACGCTACCGTTGCTTAACAACTTTATCGGGGTGCATCCGGCAGGTACATCTTCAAGTTTCCAAAAACCTTTGGTCTCACGGAAATTGTGCGACATCGAATATTCCCTGTATCCCGGCCTCTCTTGCATCAGAGTGTAGGATATTCCGAGGGTCTTGCAGAATCGGTCGAGTTGCTCCATCGTCCAGAAGGATGCAATATTTCCGAACCCTCCAAGTTCCTTCACCGAAATCGGATATTGCCTTTCATTAGGTTCGTCTATCACACCTACATAGGTTTTAGACCTCCATTCATAGGGAATCCTCCACCTCCGTACAGGTGCAATGAAATTAACTGCTCCATCCTTGCAGGCTCCGCAATTCCCCCAGTCGCAAAACATCGCCTCGTCATTCTCTTCGACCAGAACAAGTTCTTCTGCCTTGTGGTTGCCGAACGGCCCGCCGCTGACACTCATTCCGATGAATCCATCTTTTTTGAGCCAGATGAAAGGAATATACGGTTGATAGCATATACTTAAACTCCCGTCTTCGTGTATCTTTTCGATAATACCGTTTGAGTAGGGAAATTTTCCATCGTAGTATGCACCTTCGACAACATCTCCTGCTTGGGGCGTTTTACATCTTTCGTGATTGTGTTCGATGGCAGCAATGTAATTCTCTGCCATTTCAAAATCGGTCTCTTTGAGTACATGCGAAGACAAGAACCGACCGTTGATGCTAATAAATCGTTCTCTTTCCATTTTGCTCTTTATTTATTGGTTTTCAGAATATCAACTTTGTAGCACTTCATCATTTTATCAGTCTCTATACCCATATTCCACCACTTACCAATGTAGTAATCACGGGCGTCTTTTTCCGAAAGGTTTATCGGAGTAATGAAGCTATCGAGGTCTCCGTCTTTGCCTCTCAAATAAACTTTGACTATCGTGCGAGCCATGACTACTTTCTTTGGGATAACCATAAATCACGTTTGGCCCGACAGCTATCAAGCGAAGCTCCAACACAGGAGAAGAGTTCTCCATCCTCGGTGCGGTAATCATATTGCCACCGTGTCACCTCCTTGCGACCGATTCGTGTCCTGTAAGAGGTGTAGTTTTCTTGTCCGGGCCGGCAGGCAGAGCACCCGTTTACGTTGATTGAGTTTTCCATATTGCTTTTAATTATAGCGTAGAACAAGCCACGCGAGTTATACATATTTATCCAACTCTTTTTCAAGTTCCACTCGGTCTATTTCCGGAAATAATTCCAAAACAAGCCCTAAAGCTCGGCAATAATCACAACCGAATTCCTCTGTATCCATAAGGCGTAGCACCATAGTACATGGGATGCTCTTCATAAATCCACCAGAAATTATTTTGAAACGCAGTAAGTCACGTTCGTTGAGTAGTATTGAATGCTCGTTCATATTGTCATTATTTTTGTGTTTAGATTTCATCTGCCTCTGATTCTTGAAAGTCTGAATCAATTTCGTATTCAGGATTTCCCATTTCCTTAACTGCAAATCCTGTAAAATCCACATACAGGCAAAAATCATCGACTTCTACGATATTCCAGCCGTCGTTATAGCGGACATACCCATCTTGTGCTATCGTGGCTATGAGTGTGCGGCCATCCTCCATTACCGAACTTGCAAGGTCGTTGGGATTAGATATTGTTCCGTTGTCGAAACCTTGCAGGTTTGACATTGCCTTCAGAGCCATATTTGCTTTTTGTCGATTAGTCTTTCCTTCGGTGTATTTGTGGGTTGCTTTCATAACTTGTTGATTATCTTTTATTTGTATTGTAAAACTACAAAGTTTATGACTTTTTACCAAACGTATAACCTATTATTTTTCAGTGAGTTGCAATTATTTTTTTTCGCGCACGGACTTATAAAAAAGTGCTGGGAAATACCCAGCACTTTACACAAGACGAAGACCGTTCTCAAGACGCCCTTTTTTGAAGTTATCGCGTACCCAATAGGGAACGGAAGAGGATTCCTTTGCCCGTGTCATATTATCGGAGCACCACTTTTTGAAGCCGGGCGGAACGTCTTTAACCTCATTGACGCTCGTTTTTGATTCGGCCCAGAACTCCGAGTCTTTCATCAAAATCGGAATGACGTAACACCGACAGTTTGGATGCCAACTCGTAAACTTGAACCATTTTGGATACTTACCTGCAAAGGCTTCGCATACCGAACATGAGTATTTGCGGCCAGACCGTTTGACCTCAAAGCCTACCACAAAATCGAGCTGCTGCCAACGCTCATAGTCTGCCGTTTTATAAGCCATGTTTATCTCGGTTCGGGCCAGACGTAGCGCGTTCTTATAGCTACTACGATATTGCCCAGAACCGGGCGTATATGATTTAGCCGCTTTCGACAGGACGAGACTTCCGTATTGATTTCTGACACGGCGGAACAATCTTTGCGGCTCATTTAGATATTCGCGAATATCTCGGCTCAACTCTGCCGCACTTCTGCCTTCCGATAAACCAACAGACAATGCAAGTTCAAGGTTTGACCGATATTCTTTTGTCATATTCCAAATACGGGCAGATAGATTCATGCCGCTATCTTTCCGTTCTATAAAGGCTTTGAGCGCACCATCGTTACCTTGAAAATACTTTTGATATTCTTTGCCGGCAATTTGTCGGTCTGAAAGTTTCTTGCCGAGAATACTTTTCGTCAAATTGTCATTCTTAACATTGCTTTCGTCCCATTCTGCCGTTACTCCGTTGATAATGACCGTCTGAATATCCGACGCCATCGTGTCCATCAATTCATCAAAACGTGTTTTCAGCTTGGGATAATTACTGAATGCGAACAGTTTGGAACCATCATATTTGACGGACTTTGCAAGTTTGACCGAATCCTTGTTTACCTGCTCGAATATGGCATCTATCAATGCGATATACCGCTCAATACGGGTGTAGTGAGCGGTATATTCTTCCCGTTGATTTATGCGTTTTGTCGGCATAGCTATCGAGCACCCTCAAATACGTCTACAACACGCGAGGACTCTGTTTCGGCCCGCTGTTCCTCTTTGAGTCGTTTCATTTCTGCGTCTACGTCTTTGACCTCTCCGAGACGTTCTACCGCAGTCTGTTGAGACATAACCGGCTTTCCCCCGGTTGCTTCTGTCAGTTCGGAAATTCTCGCGGCCCGGTCGTTCTGAACGAACGGGGTGATGTGGTGTGATACTTTGAGTCGTTTAATGCCGTCTCGCCATTCATTCTTGGCTTCGGCGAGGAAGGCTTTGATGATGTTGCACTCTCTGTCGAACGCCCAAATGATGTCGTCTTTCTCTTCGCCAACTTTCATGTGGGCATCGGCAAGAAGGGTCTTTCTGGCATCTGCACCAATATTGCCGAGGCTCTTCACATTCGTCATGGACAAATTCGGCATCTGGGTATCTTCTTCGATGTTCTCTTTGAGTTGGCTGATGTAGTATTGGATTGCATCGTGCGATACGGCAGGCGACACCAATCCGACGTCTCCACCCTGTTTGAGTTTATAAACCTCGCGGGCTTCTCCGCCGTCCGGCTTATCTCCGATGAGGTCGCCGACGACCTTGACAATCGGAGCGGAGTTTTTGCGTATTACGTCGCTGGTTCGTGAAAGCGTAAGTTCAATGTCGCTACGGTTGTTCGCAATACCGTCGTAAATAGGAGCCGGACGCCACAGGTACACCGCCGGAATTTTACCGATGGGGATAGGTCTGGTTTCGATTTCTGCATCCGTATAAAGGCCGTTTTTGCTGGAATAGCTCTTGAACGTGTCCTTCGTATAGCAGTCGAAATAATACGTTGTCTGTTTCTTTTTTGTGATGGTGTACTCGATGCACATTGCCACCATATCATCATACTCGTCGAAAACCGGCCACAATTTCGCTTCGCTGATTTTCGACATTTTGGTCGGCATGGGAGAATAGCTCCGGCATTTGAACTTATACTTGCACTTGAAACCATAGTCTTCGTTCTCCTCTTCAACTGCATACCATACAGTACATACCTCGCAGGCCCCGAAATATGCACGCATCCGGTTTTTGTTCACGCCGTTGATTCTGACCTTCTCGTAGATAGCTTCGATGGCATTGGCGATTTCCTTCAAAGTCTCATCGTCCTCCGTTTCATACTTGCGTTCGACCGGAATGGTGAAACACATCTGGTTCATCCGACGAGTAACTATTTTCTCGGCAGGGTATAAAATGCGGGCGGCACGGTCTATCTGGCCGTTCTTTTTCCGTTTATCTCTTGGCCGGAGGGCAGGATTGGTAATGATTTCGTGCTTTTTAGGGTCGTAATATTCCTCCAACTCCTCCCACAAAGGTACAGGGGTGGTTTTGTCTTTCAGGTCTGCGATGATTTGAGCAATAGGCCGGTCTTCGCTAATAATCTCGTTGATGTCCATTTCGTTCCGTATGTGTGCCGTGCGCCTTTACACGGCGAATTGTCTAAAATCTTTTTATCGGTACATGACAGAAGATAACTTCCGAACATTCACCGTTCAAATAATCTGCGGCAAGAGCGGCAATAGCCCTTGCTCTGGTCGTTGAGAGTTTTTCGATGCCTGCATAGTCTTTCTGCCGGCGCCGGAGCATTTCGACCGCCATCGTGTAACCTTCTTTGACTGACCGATTGGCGGCCCTATTCATAACCTTTTCAGCCAAACGAGCCTCTATCTTGGTGATTACGACCTCGATTTGGTCTTCATTCGGAACCTCCGTTGATAGGTTGAGATTCTTGGCTGTTTTGAAATAATCTTTGCTGTCCATATCCAAATGTCGGGCTAAATATACAACAAAATAGGGATATTATACCTACTTTGCTATGAAAAATCATCTTCAATATCCGCATCGGACACACTTTCGATAGCGTTGCTCGGATAGAATGTATTGGCAAGAGCATCGAAATCGTCAGGAGACCGGCCGATACGCTTCTTGATGTCGTCTTTGGGTTCGATGATGATTTTGCCATCACTTACGAACTTCCAATGAATTTCGGTTGCCTCTTCTGCAAACTTGTCATTGGGAGGGAGTGCCGGGTTCATCTTGTTCTTGGGGTTGAGCCAGTCCCGCACGCACCAGAATAGGAAGGCTCTCATGTTGGCAAATTCGTGCTGGCCGGTAATGTCGTGCAGGTCGCGTGCCCCTTCAGAGTATTTGCACGAAACAGCGTTTTTGTACCCAAGCTCGCAAAGGCGGGAGAATACACCAGCACCCTCTCCGATGGTGTCAATGTATGCCTCTGCATTGTCATCTTGGAGGATTCTGGCTACCATGCCTGCGACGTGCATGTGGTCTGCTTTTCCTGCGGACTGATGCCGCTCGAATTGGGGAACGTAGCTCCCGTATCGTTTGCATACGACACTTTCGTCGCGTCCCATACCGGCAACATCGACTCCGGCACGGCAGGAGCCGATTGGTTCAAATCCTTCTTCTTGCAGTTTACACCAACGCTGGTTGGCGAGTTCAATCCATTCGTAGGGGATAAGGATGTCTTCTGCAACCTTCGGGAACATTCCAAGCACCTTAATTCGGAAAAGGTCGTTTGGACGATACAATCCTCCCTCGAATTTGAAATCACCCTCTCCTTCATTGAAATCCTGCTCACTTACGGGAGATGCCCAACTTTTCACTTTGTCTTTCACCCATTCGTAGTCCACTTGGCCGGGTATGATGACTTGTTTTTTCACTACATTCTCGGCGTTCAGTGAATTAAGACGGAATTTGGCGAATCGTTCTGACTTCATGGCGCGGGCCGCATATCCGGTGGTAACATTCGGGTTGAAGACTATCAAGAGCCGCGAATTACCCTGCAAGTTACCTTCGATGGCCGCAAAGGTCGCTTCGGAGATACCTGAAGCCTCGGTTACGACAAACATGGTATTGACCGCATGGAAACCAGACCAAGCCTCGGTCGCATCGTCTCCAGCTTTGAATCCGGTAAGAAACCATTCCTCGTAATCGGTACGAATGTCGAATGCGACAAGTCGGCCCGGAAGGAATTGCGCGGCCTTGAATAAACGTCGAACCTCTGGCGACATGATATTACCGACCTGCCGTGCAGTAGGAGCCGTCATTGCAACCTTCGTATTACCAACGAGTCTGCCGCGTTCGTCAAATGCCGGAGTCAAATACATGAAGCATAGAGAGCCACAGGCGGCCACAAAGTCTTTGCCGCGAGCTGTCCCACTCGCAACTGCTGTCATCGGATTCGTCTGGATGGACGTAATGATAGCTTGCTGTTCACGGTCAAGTCTGGCGTGCAAAACGTCGCGGACGAACTTATTCCAGTCCATCCGCCACGAATTGAAGAGGTCGATATGTTTCTGCTCTATCTGCATTACATTGAAATCTGCACGTCAAGAGCATCGGCTATTTTCAGAAATGTAGACAATTGCATATCTGTACGACCGTGCTCTATTAAGCTGATATACTCCCGCTTCAGACCAGTAATTTCGGATAGCTGACGTTGTGTGAGGTTTTTCTCCTTCCTCAATTCTCGAACACGCCGTCCGTAGTCCATTGAGAGTTGTTTGGCATTTATCTCTCTCATTACGCCGGCGTCCCTATTTCATAAAGAAATTCAGGGGCAAAATCCGCTCCATTGGCCCATTCCAAAGTAACGGGAGTAAGACCGAATTGCGTAAACTTATTCTTATCAAGCAATTCCCCGAACACTTCTCCTTTCAGATGCGGTTTGAGGTCTACAATCCGCTTTTCGTGGTTGTTGAAAGTCAGCGCAAGGCTATAATCTTTCAGATAATCTACATCGGTTACTCGTAACATAATTGCTCTTATTTTAAGGGTTCTACCTTTCCAATCGGTTCTCCTCTCTGGGCTTTTTCCCAAAGGGCGAGCACTTCGCCTTCGTGGAGGTCAAGCCACTTGTTCACCATTGCAACCACCTTCGCAGGAGCTTGTCCGTCCACAATACGGTCGATGACGCTGATGTTACAAGCGTAGCCACCATACGAAAAGTGGATGTGAGGCGGGTTGTGGTCTTTCCAATACAAGTAGAGGATAATACCGAAAAATCTACTAATCTCTGGCATAGTTTTGTTCTTTTATGACGGTATAAAGGTAATGAATATATTACATTTTACCAAGCATAAGAGCAAAAATCGTTCCGGTTAATTCTATTGATAGCTGTGCCTTTCGCTCCGCAAAGCGGTTATTGCCACGTCCATTGCTTTGCCGATAACGAACGGATGAGGTTGTTTGCACTTCGCGCCTCGTCTCCACTTCTGGTAATGGTGCAGGATGCGTTCTGCATGGTATCTCGTCATTCGGTAGAATCCGAACTCGCATTTGTCTCGACAACTACGCTCGTTGTCGGAGATTTCGCAATAGCCGAAGCCACAACTATCTTCGGCTTTGAGGAAAGAACATTCCCCACAATAACATGGTGTCGGTTTCATCTTATGGATTCAGTTGTAAACATTTCTTCTGCAATACGGTCTGCGTCTTTGGCAAGGCCGGCTATGCAAACTCGCTCTCTTGCTGTGTTGGCGGACTTTGCCAACATAGAGATTACATGAGGTTCGGGCAAACTTTTGTCTGCCCATACTTGCTGGGCGAGGCTTACGCCATCGACATCCTTTCCAAGTTTGTGGGCGGTGAGAATAATTACCGCATTGCACAAATAGCTGGGTGCTTCAGTCATTATCTTACTTTTCTAAAAATTACATCTATACCGTCAGACCGCTCTTCTCCGAGACATGGGCCAAAGTATTTGATAAGCGTGTTATATCGCTCTTCCTTACACGGTGTCGCGTGGCACATTGAACATCTGTTTGCCACTTTGGTAGTTCTGACTTGATAGGTCGAACCTTTGTACTTAAAAACCGAGTATAACAATCGTCCTTCCATAGTTCTATTTGTTTTCGTGAATCGGACGCCAGCCGATGATTTCGCAGTCAGCGGCGCACCAACCTCCACCGGGAGCCTTTTGCCACCACCCATGCAGGTCATGCCGCATGACGTCGTAGGTGTTGAATTGTCGATGAACCATTACCAGCACCTCTTCGTCTGTGTACGGAGTAATTATCTTTGGATTATGCCATTTGGTCAGTTCTTCGCGCTCTGACTTGGCGCCGGAGCTAAATGAGATAAACCTTGTCAACGAAGAGCAGTTATCTGTATCGCAATTCAACTCTGTGCCGTATTTACAAAACTCTGTTCCTGCATATTTGCATCCAGCATATTCTTCCGCTCTTTCTTTAATCGTCTTCATATTCAATTCATCCGTATTACGATGTTCCCCAAATTTTCCAGCCTACTGACGACACGTTCCATTTCGCCTCTGCTTTCAAAGTTTGCATACGTCAACCAAATGCCCATAAAAGTTCGTTTTTGGATTGTGTACCACTCGTCGCCGAGTATATTTTCCATTCGTCCGCATCGGTAAGTTTTCATAATTATTTCGAGATTTTGCGATAATCACGCTATTTTTTCAGAACGGAGGGTCGCAGTCTTTGCAAACCCCTCGGAATCTAAAGAACTCGTAATAACGCCCCAATATGCACACGGACAAATATCTTCGATACATATTGCGTCCGCAGTTATTACATCCGCATCCCTGTATGCGTACTTTCAAGATTTTCATTGTAGCGCAGTTTTCAAGGTTTCGTAAAGAGTGTTTATCATTGCCTCTGCCGCTTCCATATCGCTTACAATGTCCTTGATATGATACGGAGCACCGTTCTTGCCGTGGCCGTCCGTGCCTATCCACAGATAGGCTTCATAGTCGGGGTCATAACACTCGTAATATTGTTCGATTTCTTTCAAGAGGGTGTCGGGGTCGTTATCTTTCATTTCTGCACAGAAATCCAAGTCATGTCCTTCCGGCGTATATTGGGAAAACTCGAACTCAACAACGTTCGGAACGGAGGTATCGGACGTAACCTGCCATCCCAAAGAAGTGGCAACGGTTGTAATCTGTTCAATCAAGTCCATGTTCTACGATTGTTTCAGGGTGAATATCGAACTCCCAATCGACTTCATCATCTGGAAGTGAGGAATGAATATTGCCTCCGAGTACGAGACCACAATGCTCTTGAACATATTTCTCGGCTTGCTCTTGGCTTTCCGCTTTGATTCTGAATGTTCCGCTGAACACAAACTTTGTAGGCACAGCGTAAAATCGTTTCTTGCTCATGGTGCTACTTCATTGATTTGACAAATTCTATCGTTCGTTGAACCTTATCAAGATTCACCTTCAGACTATTGATGCGCTCCTTGATTCTGTCCGACTTCGAGGTGGAACAGTTGAGTTTGCTATGCCTCATTCCATAGCCCCAACCCATTCTGGCAACTCTTTCGACCTCTGCACGGTTGGCGTCGATAAGGCGGTCTTCTGCCTTCGATATGCTGGTCTTGATGCTCGCGGCCCGTGATTCAAGGTATTTGAGTGTGCTTTCCATGCGGCCCATCAGTATTCGGGGTTGATGTAATGCCGCTGGTAATGAAGGGCCAGACGAACGCCGTCCTTCGACAGTTGGCCTTCGGCAATCCATTTGCCGTTACTACGCTTGGTGAAAATCCGCTCTTCTCCTTCGAGTTCTGGCAAGATTTCATAATCGCCAGCGAAGTAATCGAGACACTTGGTTTTGTTGAATCTGACAGCCACCTTGCGTTCTGTCAAAACCTGCGTCACGGTCGCGGCTCGGTAGTCTGAGTAGTAGCAGATGGTACATTTCAAGCCAACTTCCGGCACAAGATTGCGGATGGCTTGGCAGCGCTCTTCATCGAGTGCATCCCTCTCTTTAAGGGTGTCCCACTTTTTCAGTCGTGCTTCGGCCTCGCGAAGCCGCTCGAAACTCTCTTTGCTTGTCATTGCTCTTGGTATTTGGTTCTGATTATCTCTTTCGCTTTTGACACCTCGGCGTTCGTATCAACTCCGAGACTCTGGTAAAACTCGGCATGCCCTCCGAGGCTTTCCGAGGCGATTTGAAGCGTTCTTATCTCCTCTCTGGTGAATCCCACCCGAAAGGTGGAGAAAATCGAAAATGCACCGCGATAATCACCTGCACGGAACATTCGGAGGGCGCTTGTCGTTTTGGTCTGTTTATCCATGATAAATGTAGTCTCCTTCATCAGCAAGGGGAAATACAAGTGTGTATGGACTCATAGAGCTCGACACCTTGCACGGGTCATTCTCGTAATGATATATGACATTAAATATGTCGGCAGAGTCGCAAACGTAAACCGCGAACCCACTACTGGTCTTGAATCGTTCGTTCTGCTTCAGGTCTTTTGCGTAGATAGCCGTAAATTCTTTTCTTCCTATATTTTTCATGGCGATTTGTCGGTTTTGCGTATCATTAGGCAGAGTTTCAGCGTGCCATAACTACTCAAAGTCGGGATATGTCATTTCGATAGGCATTTTCGGTTCTCCCTCGAACTCGTTATTACAGGCGGAATAGAAAGAGGGCATATCACTTCCCCGCGTAATATCTTTCCACAACTGACCGTTGGGGTCTTGGTAAACCAACCTGCACCGGCCGTCAATGCCGATAAATTTCAAATCTGTCCTTTTCATCTTATGTTGCGTATCATTGGACAGAGTTATGGTATAAGCACCATTCTCACGGTTGATAACATAGGTAACTTTGGTGTTTTTGCGCAAGCCTTCAAGCCGACGCATATCGGTCGTGAAATGCGTTCCGGTTTCACGAATTGACCAACAAGCCGATTCGCCATCCTTCATTTCATCAATAGACTCAAAGTCATAAACAATGTCGGACTGGTAGCCTGTCATTATCTGCAACGCCTTGTTGAGCATTTCGATTTTAACTTCTCTTGCTGTCATAACTATCTGTTTTTTAATTGTTTGTTGTTCTTTTATTGATATGTAAATCTACAAAGAATGTAACTTTTGACCAAACAGATAACTATTTATTTTTCAGTGAATTACAAGTTTTTTTACTCTATCCGAAACTACTTTTGGGGCTTATCATCGGAGGTCGCGGCTTTCATCAATTCGAGGAAAGGATTTACCGTGAGGTCGGTTTCTGTCTTCTCAACATACCCGCGGTGCTTCATCTTGGTCTTCGACAGCCAAATGAGCATCGTGGTATCTTTGTCGATGGTGGCTTTGGAGAACATGGCCGTTTCGATATTGTCGTAGAACTCTTCGGCCACGTTATCCCAATCTTTTTTGAAGGTGTCATCTTCGTCCCTCCACCGATATACAGTATTGCGAGATATGCCCACGACTTTACAGGCTGCCGAAACATTCAACAGCCTTTTAGAGAGTGCTTCAAGAAACAGTTTCTTCTTCCGTTTGGTGGTAAGAGACTTTTTCGCTTCTGCTTTCTCTACATTACTCGGTCGCGTTGTTTTCTCGTCCGCCATCCAGCATATTGTCTACAAGTTCGACCATTTTGCACACACTCAACGCCTGTGCTTTGATTTTGAATCGGCTCGATACCTTCGCTGTAACCTCGTTCAGCCGCTTCATGTAGTTCTTGTCCATGATGATTGTATTCTCCAACTCCGCTGGAGTATAGGCTTCCAGTTCTTCCAAAAGGCGGTCGAGTGCGGCCTTGCTGGTGTCTACGAACATAAGGGTTACGGGCACGACTTCGTTGTTGGGCATTTCCACGGTGTAGTCAATGTCTTTTACTCCTTCCAGAATTTCATTACTGATGTGGGCGTACTCCTTGAAGGCTACGTCACGGATTTCGTCGAGAAGTTGTTTGATGATTTCCGGGTCATCCTTGCCGGAAATTGAGTTGTGGGAAAGTTGCTTTGCGCGAATCTCGTCGTTTGACGTGTCTTCTTCCAGAACGTACATGACCGGAATGATGGTAAGACCGGCCATCTTTGCCGCTTCGACACGATGGTTACCAGAAACCACGGTAAAGTGGCCGTCAGGGTATTTCACGCAGAAGGGGACTGACGAAAGTTCGCCATCCCGTTTGATGTTGTCTACCAACGCGCGGAAATCGGTCTGTTCCATGTACCGCGCATTCTTGTCAATGAGGCGAATTTTGGAAATCTCAACCTCTTCAATTTTGAATCGTCCCATGCTATTTTGAAAGTTTTTGAGCTGTTCTTACAAGACTGTTCATGTCATTGCCTACGTCCGTTCCGTTACCGTTGCAGAACTTGTCCCACGTCTTGTCGTCGCATCCGTTTAGTGCTTTTACGCCAAGAATGGAATAGACGCGACTGGCGAACTTCCGAAGGCGTGTATGGCAGGATTCATAACCAGCGATGTAACCTTCATAACGCTTGCGGGCTACACAGCAAGCCCCTTTGCATAAGTCTTTTTCGCAAGAAATACCAGCGTTCGGGCATCCGCAGAATTGGCGGGCGTTCTTTCTGATTATCTTTTTGTTCATTGCTCTATGGTTGATGAATCTCAAATACTTATCTTCTTTCAGACCCTATTGTGTAATGTACCAATCCGGCACGTTTGGAGGCGCACATTGCCGCACTTGCTTTTATCATGGCGCGCTGGTCGGTGTTCAGGAGGTCGGAAAATTCCGTCCATCGTATTGCTCCGCTTTCTTTGTCTATTACAGCGTATTCGGGTAAGTCGACCGTCATAGGATTATCTACGCCACTTTCGATGCTTTCAGCCCATACCAGCGCACACGGAAAGTCAAGGCATATTATTTTCTTTGCTCTGCCTTCGAGAAGCCTTGTTACATGCCTTTTTGCCGCTTTTATCATCATTTCGCGTTCATAATTCATAACTACTTGCCTTTATAGAATCGTTTCAGAAATTCCTTCATTATCGAATCAAGTGTACCGAGTTTGCCGGCCACCTGATTGTAGTAGAGTTTACCGATACCACGTTCGTCGAGGTCGAAGACACCGCGGTATTTCATCGACACCGGCTTATCGGTGAAAACAGAGGTGCAGATGCGGCCTACCTCCGTTTTGAAGCGGATGCACAACTCGTCGCGGTATTCGGTTGAGAGAACCCCCATGATGAGCAACTTGCTCAATTTCTGGAGTGGGTGGTCTATCACGAAGTCGCTCTTCATGGACACGGCGTCCGTCCCGTACTTATCGACCTTCATAAAGTCGAACATGCTCGCTCCGAACACGTAGTCGTCGATGAACCAGAGATAGCAGAACGGAGCCGAACCGAGGATGATGTCTTTCTTCAGGTAAATCATTCGGAGGTAGTCGATTTCACTCATGCTGGCCCGCATAAACCGAATCCGGCTTTTGTCCGAGAATTGGTAATCATCCGGCAGACGACGATATTTGAGAGGTACGATGGTACGCTTGCTAAAACTGTTATCGCCACTTTCAGTAGCGTTGGAATAGATACAAGTGCGGCCATCGCGAAAAACCTTCTTGCGGCCCATGTATTGATGTTGAGTAATCGCAAGATAGCTAACGCGCTCCTCGTCGATGGATGCGTAATGCGTTCGTTTCCTTTCTTGGATGCCGAAATCCTCGGTAAGGGCTTTTTCCATCGCGTTACTGGCCGCCCGAAGGGATGCAAGAAACTCCGATTGATAAATCACAAGGTCGTCGCTTCCACAGTCCAGAATCGCGTCTTCAAGGTCTGCGCAATACTTGACCGAAATGTTCTTGGCCGATAGATTATCAACGAGTTTCTGGTATTTCTCGCTATATTTCTTGGTGTAGTATTCCAACTTACCTACAAAGTCCCGGTACAGCCCTTGATGGTATATGTCGTCAGACTTCTTGTGCTTTTTGATGGCATTGAACAAATGCAGGGTCGCAACAATCTCACTCGGTTTATCAGATTGGATGTTGAGGAAGCTATATTCTTCGTCGAATGTAAGCTCTTTTATTTCACCCTTGATAGCCTTAAATAGCAGGTAAATGAAATACTCCTTCGTATAGACGACGATTTCGCGGGGGTTAATGACCTGTTCGATGTCGAAATAATAGGAGTTCACTACGCGCACAACGTCGAATTTTGAAGATGCCTTTTTAATGTAAGACAGCATCCGATTCGACTTCTTGAACATTTCACCTACGACTGTCATATTGTCCGAGTGCTCCGCCGCCCAAAGGAGGGGCTTATGTCTGTGCGGAATCTTCTCCGGGTTAATATGAAATGCCGCGATACACTTTTCGACCGTGGTGAGCGTCTTATACTCTTCCATATCCTCGTGGAGGTAGGCATACTCGACGAAAGAGTACATGAACTTGATGGTTTCAAGCGTTTCCTCAAAATTCCACGACGAGTTGAAGATGCGAAACTCAACTGTGCCGATTTTCTCAATGGAAACACAATTAAGCCAATAGCGGATGTGCCCGCGGTCGGAACCATTGCTAAATACCTTGAGGAAGTTTTCAAGAGAATCTGCCGCAAGTGCTCGCTTCACCACGTCCGCAGTCGGGGTCGGGGCAAGATATTTTGTGTCCCACCATTCCGGAAAGTCGAAAATCTTTTTCACGGGAACCGCGGTATAATAGGATAACGCGAACAGCCTCTTGATGACGTCAAGGTCAAAATCTTTGACGTAGAAGTGAGCATCGAAACCTTCATTCCACATTAGGTAGCCGCCGGCGTCTCGGAGCGATTGAATGAAGTCGCGCAATTCGGCAAGGTCTTCTTCGGTGTAATGATACGGGCGGGTGTTGATTTCTCCGCCGTATTGACCGTGGTGGGTAACTGCCGAACCGTCCGAATTATTCATCATCGTCAGCTTGTTGTCCGTCCACTTATAACCAGCCGGCAACGAAAGCAACAGCTTGTCCGCATCAGCAAATTCCAGCTCGAATCCGAATGTCCTATTTCGTATATTCTCGTGCCACATTTTGAAGTTTCACTAATGATTTATAGTTAGGTACGACCTCCACCTTGTCACCTCGTTTGTAGCGCAGGAAGGGGTCGTTGTAGATGGTGTACTCGCTCGAAATATCCGAGAAAGAGAGGCCGCCGGACAACAGCGTGCATTGGTCGGTGTCGATTTCGGAGTAGCCGCCGCGGACTACTATCTGCCGGCGTTCGGGGTACACTCCGATAACCTCCGATTCTACGGTGATGGCATTGCGGCCAAACAAGTGCTTTTTATCGCAGAAGGGTATCGTGCCAAATAAGGCGTATTCCCCGATGCGGACGTCCGTGATGAAAATCGGAGGCTGGGAACTCCGATGCCGCTCCGTCTCTCTCATGTATGAATCCAACTCGGCAAGATAGAAGCTACCGCCGACGCTTACTCCGTCGAAAAGATAGTAAGCCCATAACACCCACTCATTTTCGATTCGAGGCAGTCCGGGGTGATGGTCATTCAAGCATCCAGACGTAATCATCATGTAAAGTTTCACGTCGCTGGCGTATTTGCGGATTCGGCTGGCCAGACGTTCGATACGACGAATGCCAAGACCCTCGCGGTCATCATCTGCATTGAACGGTATGTAGAACTCACGAATGTCGCAAACATGGTAACACTCTCGGAAATCGTCGAAGTCTGCTACCACGGCTCCGGAGTGCCGAGAACCCGCCGAATGGAGTGCGTAGCATACGGTGTTTGCGAGACCTTGCGAGTAGAGTTTCAGCGTCTTCACGCACTCAATATCAGCTATATACTCATAGAACTTTTTGAGCATGATGGAGACAGGGATGCCGCCTGCAATCTTTTCTGCCTTATTGATATTGAAGGCTATCGCCTTTCTGTCAATCTTAATTACCATTTCTCAAAATCAATCGTTTGTAACCATCAATTTCAGTTTTGCCAACGACCTCGAATCCTCGTGCTTTGAAGTTTCGGAGGCTCCACGGGTTGTTCGGCGATGTCAGCGCATAGGCGGCGATGATGCCTCGATTCATCATTGCGGCCATATTCATCATCAGTAGTGTAGACTGAAGGCCGCGACCTCGGTAGGATGGATGGACGAAACACTTTTCGACGAACCCGATGCAATACTCATTGCCGTAGCAGAGATTGTAAGCAATCGGCACGTCGTTCAAGAACGCTCCGAAACTCATACCTGAATGGAGACTCTTTGCGACGTCCTCCTTGACCGACCGCAGACAGATATTGGGGTCGGTCAAGTGCTCCTGCTCGGATGAGAGGATTCCCGAAAGGTCGTCCGTCCGAAGCTCTCTGAATTCCAGTTGCGCTGTCATTTTCATCGTTAGAAAAGGCTTTGTTGTTCAGGTTTCGGGGTCTCTTGCTTCGACTCGGCTACTCCGAACACCGAAACCTCAATGCCGGTCTGTTCGTTGAGCCACTTGGCGAGGATGTGTCGGTGGCAGAAGTCACCCGGTTTCTCGAAACAGCACAGAGCGACGTCCATTCCTCGGCTCGCCCGTTCAAGGTCTTGGATGAAAGACCGAGCGTCTACCAATCGTAGTACATCGTTACGATACATCCTGATATATTCTTCGTCGGTCAGACGGTCGTCGAGCATATAGCGTCGCGGGGCCACCTGCTTCATGGAAATACCTCGGAAAAAGCGTGGCGGCCAGAGTGCTACACCGATAGGTACAATGCCAGCTTTTCGGAGTATGGCCGCTTTCGCGAAGTATGACGTGTAAATTTTCATAAAGTATTGATTTATTGTGTAAAGTTACAAAATAATAGGGATATTATACCTACTTGTCGAGGTATTTTTTTATCTCTTCTGAAAAGGTTTCAACGTCTCGGCAGATGATATACTTATTACCAGCGATTTCCGCTTTTCGTTGCCATTCCTTTTGGGCGGCAGATTGGCGGCCCTTTGGCGTTTTGAGTTCAATGCAAAGTGCGCCGAACCCTCCGCGAGAAACAAGGAGAATTAGGTCTGACACACCAGCGACCAAACCTTCCGCCTTCTTGCGGCTTCCACCGACACAGATGGTTTTATAACCTGTGCTGGTACGAATCATTTTCATTGCTCGTTTACCATCGTTTGGGACTGCGAATAACATTCCCGCAAGAGATGGATATTTCGCGTTGAACCATGCGACGCACGCTTGCTGGGTATAGGATTCCGTAAAACTCATAATCTGAATAATGTTTTCTGTGCTTGGTGTTTAATCAATCGAGCTTTAGCATCATTGAAATAATCCGAATCTATTTCAATTCCAACCATTTCAAAACCGAGGTCGTGACAGGCAATACAGATTGAACCGCTCCCAAGATGCGTATCAAGAATCTTGTCGCCTTTTTTTGCGAAATGGGAAAGCAACCATTTGTACAACTTTACAGGTTTTTGCGTTGGATGAATGCGTTTTTCATTCAACTTTTTGTTTCCTTGTTGGCATATAGCATCTTCAATGCGCATACTACATCTCACTCCTTGAAACATTCCAGACCACATATAATGCACAATATCTGTTCTATTATTGAAACTTTGATAAGCTATTTCACACCCGTATTGGTCTGATAATCCGTTCATCTTATCCCACACTATGCGACCAGATTTGAACTTTACGTGAGGAAAATAGTTACAACCCCATACTATTTGATTTTTAGACACCCTGAATAGTTGGTTAAAATACTCTATATCAGGTACACTATCCCAATTCTTTGAAGAGTAGGGAGCTGATTTTACTTTCAAATATTCTCCATTGCGTTGTTTGACCAATTCTGGCTTTTTGGAAGGCTTATCAGCACCAATACCATATGGCGGGTCTACAATAGCCAAATCAAAAAAATCATTTGGAAACTCTGCCAATACATCAACGCAGTTGGCATTATAGAGTGCTATGCCTTCGTACATCTCTGGGGTCATTGTTGTTTCTTTGTGAATCGACCTTTTGCGTCACGGGCGGGCTGGCGTTTGATAGGCTCGTCCGCGTCAGTCTTCACGCAGGAATCAAAGGAGATGTTCCATCCGCGGAGCTTCATCCAACAATAGATTGCGGCCACGGCCACCAGTACGGAAATGATGATGCAAATTGTTTTCATAATCGGTTGTTATTTTAGGTTAAACTTGTTTGTCTGCGTCTATTTTTCGCTGAATTGCCTCGCCTTGCTTCCATGCGAAATCAACCCATCGACTCAAGCTGGTTCGATTCTGGTCTTCGTGTACCGTCTTGAACTCCTCAAGTTTCTTTGGGTCGGTAATCGCGGCTATTGCCGCATCGTAGGTACGACGTTCACTTACAGAGCCGTATGCGAAACTCTTGTAGGCATCTGCGATTTCTTGGGCATGTTCAATGACAAACTCTTTCACATCCTCGCCGCAATAATTTCGATAAACCTCCTGCCTTTTATTATCAGGCATGAAGGCTGTCATGCTATCTATACTTTCTCCGGTATCGCAATTCTCGCATCCTGCCTTTCCTTGTCCGAGTGCAGTTGCTACGACGAATGCGATTGAGTTATTCGATGCCCGAAAAGTAATCGGGTCACTTATGGTGATAAATTCGTATAACATTGGATTCATGGGTTTTGTTTTAATTCTACCGATTGTCGCCGTCTCCGTCGATTACACCGCGTTCCTGTCGGCTGGACAGTTTGTCGAGATTAGCCCGACATACATTCTCCAAGCTCCAACCGAACTGCCGTGCAATGCCTGCACAGAACCACATGACATCGCCGACTTCGGCCATGAGTTCCTCCGTGAGATACCCCGCCTCTTTATCGTCTGTATTGAAAAGTACATCGTCGTTTAGTACCCGGATAAGCCCTTTTCGTTTCCACTTGGCAATCTTGTCGGCAATCTCACCTACTTCCGCCATAAGTCCGAACAATATGTAGGTATCGTTCTCGCAGCTGACCATACAGGTAGTCATTGCCTGCTTCTGGTATTCGTTCAGTTCCATATATCAGTTGATTTGTAAGTTGTCGCAATTATGGGTTTCAATAACTTGTCCGAGTTTGAGAATGTAAACCCGGCGGTCGGATGGTGCTCCGTGTTCTGGCCGGCCAAATCCGGCAGATATATTCTGACATTCAATCAGCATTCGCGGCAGTTCTTGACCGAAATAGGGCGCACCGCGATAAAATTCAACCGCATCGAACTCTCTGAAGTAAATATCAAAGTGTTCTTGTTCAACCGTATCGTTGAGCATGGCTTCCGTCGCATCATTCCAATATTCAGGGCAATAGACTGAATCTATGTCGTTGGAACGCATGAGCCGACGAGTCCATGAAACTTTGATTTCTCGATACTCTTCCTTCTTTTCTCCTCGCAGTATCATATCAAACCATTTTCGGCGCAAGGTGAGTTTCAGAATATTCATATCTCGTCTACGTCAATTTGTTTGCGATTGTCGGGCCAGCTTTTTCGTATATAGGATGAAGCCTTTTTTCTATCCAATCGAGCAATAGCCTTTTGGCGTGCCTCTGCTTTGGTGGAAGCAAAAAACGATGAACTCATCATTTGCTAACTCGATGGTTACTCGGTATGCCTTCTTCTCTTTCATGGTTACTCGGATAGTATCTTGTGATATGATGCAGATTCCATAGAATCCATAATTTGAATGATTCGATAAAGTTCCTGCATGTCTATATTGCTTGTTTTCCTGTCATCCTCTTTTTGGGAAGAATTGGGGTCGAAAAGGTTCTGCCGATTTATATAGGCGGACTTCGTTGCCTCAATCATCTTTTTGAGTTCTTTTCTGAACTGTTTAATGTGAAATTCAAAAAAAGGCTTGAAGTCGAGATATTCGATGTCAGTCATTTCGGCGTATACATGCCGATAATCCCTTTTGTATGTATAGGTTCTACCCCAAACCGCGCTACTATGGCCGAACATATTGAGAATGCAGTGGTTGAATATCAATATTTCGTTGCGGCTTTTTATCGAAAACTCACGGCGTTCGCGTTTTTCATTCTTTAGGTCTTCGATAGTTAAGCCATGTTTCTTGAGGAGAGCTTCAAGAGCGAATTTGGCCGCTTGTGCTTCTCCCTCCACCCCTTGTTCTACGAGCGCAAGGACTTTTCTGGCCTTTTCGATTATTGAGTCCATATTGAGCCGACTTAAATGTGACCTTCAATCCTTGCGACAAGTGCTCCTATGTCGAATTTATCCTTCTGTGTGCCGCGCGGTTCAAGTCGGATTACCATTTCAAGAAGTTCGGGAGCCGCCGCGATAAGTCTTGCATTTGCTCGCTGTCTCGGATTAAGACCATCTGAATCCCGTTCGCCACCGATAGGGTCAGGTACAGCACAAATAGGAGTCTGCGCATCTGTATCTTCCTTCACCTGCCACTGGCCTTTTGAGCCGGGACACGGAGGAATAAAGTCGAAGTAGGTAAACCACTTTTGAAATTGCTTTTTATTACTCATTGCTCTTGGTTTTTGGTTATAGCGTAATTTCCTTTGTGTAAATTAACTTTCCTTTATAGCCCCTCGCCCTTAACTCTTCAATGAGTTGGCGAGGAGTGAATCCTGCGAGGTCGGGATTCCCCCCCCCAATTTTCTGTTTCTTTCTGTTATTCAGGGTTTGACACGATTTGCAGTACGCTTGCAAACCGTCTGGCGATTTTTCTTTACGGTAGAACTCTGATTCTGGAAGTTCTCTGCCGCATTTCCCACATCGTTTCATACTTGCTTGGTTTTCAATTATTTATAGTGTAAAACTATCAATAGTTTGACTTTTTACCAAACGGATAACGCATTATTTTTCAGTAAGTTGCAATTATTTTCGATAGCTTTTTCCCTCGAATTTCACCATCTTGCTCAACCTCACGAGACGGTCGATAGTACGCACATCATAGCGGGCGAGCATCTGTTCTGGGGTAAGGTTCGTGGAAACAAACACCGGCTTTAACCTTTGCTCGGCAATATTCAACACGCGGTTGAATCCTTCGTATTTTTCTCCGAAATCGTTAATGAGAGGTTCGATACCGATTTCGTCGATTATCGGGAAGTATGTGTTACAGAGGTAGTCGATATTCTTTGGCTCTTTTCCTGCGTTCGGCCATGATGCGGCGCAAGGTCGCTCGAATTGTTCCGAGTGAACAGGCCGGACGACAAGCCCTGTTGCTTGGTATAGCAAGACCGGAACAACACCCGTAAGAATCGTACTCTTTCCGCGTCCGCAGTCTCCGGTAAGCAATAAACCCATCCCGCGAGTATTCGTCATCCAGTCGATTATGGCATTATATTCCGGAAGGAACTCGAAGTTTGTGGCCGTTTTATCAACGGATTGGAATATCTCGATAAACAACCGCTGACATGTGTTGCGGTCGCCCCAGCTATACACCTTGCGGCTCCTTACGGGGTCATGGCCGCTGTTTTTCATTTGAGCAATAATTGACTGAATATCCATATCATCCGTTGTTTTCAAGTCGTTCCAATAATGTCGTCTTTTCCGATTCGCTTTTGGGTGTCAGTTTGCGACCGTCAGCAAAATCGCCATCTTGTTCGCGCTTTGCCCAATTCCGAAAAGTCAGATTGGCGCTTTGATACTTTTTCAGCAAAGGTTTGTAATTGTGCATCTGCAAAATCAAGAATTGCATGTACTTGACGCCGAAATCGGCTTTAAGACGCACAAATTCGTCCTCTGTGAATGGGTAACGCATTTGGGCTACGTTCGGAGCGTTCTTTTCAATCCACTTCTGAAATTTCACAAAATCAGGAGACGGAGAGAGAGGGGCCGAGTCGCCAGACTCGCTATTCTCTATTTTTCCCTTATTGTCTTTATTTCCTTTATTATTCTTTGTCCCGGCGTTGTCCCGCTGTTGTCCCAAAACTGTCCCAATCTTGTCCCGTTTTTGTCCCACTTCTTCGTTTATCGGATTGTAATCGTCGTAATTACATAGCTTTATAATCGTCTGGCTTGTCCCGCTTGCTGTCCTCGTGGTTATCATATTTTCGGCGACGAGCAGTTTCAAAAATCTGTCTACACGGTTCTTGTTCCATCCCCAGCGTTTAGCGAGGAATCGGATAGTCGCAGGGAACTCCCCGCGTCCTACCTCGATGACCTTACACCCGACTAACATCTTGGTCGAACTCGCCTCAAACCGGGCTGACTGAATCATGTCAAGCCACGCTTCGGCCTTACTGAATTCTCGCTCTTCGAGCCACCAAAGGCTCTCAAACAGCTTACGGCTAATCGGTATGTAACCTTCTTTCATTGCGTTAATATCCCCGTCTTGTTAAACTCATTTGCTCCTTTGCAAATGAAATCTGGGTTCTGATGTTGTCCGACTGATGCGTGCAGGTACGGTTGATTCTGTCAAGCCAGTTCACGAGGTAATTTTCTGTTACCGTTTGTGATGCAATAAACTTCATTGCTATCGTTGCCGGCATCTTGAGAATGGCTTTCGAGTGCTCTGCATAGGCCGCGGAAATTGCAGAATCTTGCATCTGTTTCGCGTCAGCAAGCATTTTCCCGCTACGGGCCATATAGTTGTTCAGGTACGTCAGCCGTATTGCCAACTCATTAGGGTCTTCGTTGTTATCTGGTACGCTTTCGAGAAAATCTTGTATCTCTTGAGCCTCCTGCAAAAGGTCGTCGATATTCATAATTTGAGCGGTTTATAAACCACCTCCCGCAGTCGGGGAGGTGGTGATAGTTGGCTACACTTCGAGGATGGCGATGTCGCCGGCCACCTCACGGATGGATTCGAGTACCGAGTCAATGATACTGTCGCGTACCTCCTTTTCGTGGTCGTTGGCATCGGGTGATACGAGCGTACAAGTCAGGTCGTCGGGGTTGAAGTAGGTCTCAACCGCGAAGGTCTGCTTATTCTGGCCCTTGAAAACCGGAACGCACACATTGAATGAAGGAGGAAGGTTGCTGTCTACCTTTTGAGCGATAAGCAGCCGTTTGTCGCCCTTGTTCGGATTGAACTCGGCTTCCACCTCTTTGTCGATGCGCCCCTTGAATGCACGGAGAAGGGAAACCAACTCCATCGCAGTCTGGCGGTTCTCGAAGAGGCTCCGATTCATTTTGATAAGTTCTGCCATCTGAATCGGGGTGATATAGTTGCCTTGATTGATACCAAGTGCGAGGAAATCGGGGTGATATTCCAATTTCCCGGAGACCTCCGCGCGATAGTGGTTCGTCTCGTCGATGATGAGTGCAATAAACATTTTATCACGGTTCACGATGATATGACTCGTCTTCTGGTTGATTTCAGCCACCCGCTTTTCCAACCATTTGAACGGGGTGTCTATCACACCGTCGATTCTGACCTTGACGGGTTCGTGAAGAGGAAGGGCGTCTCCCTCGCGGATTTCGAGCGTTTTCACACCGCTCTCGACTTTTACTTCGATGTTTTCCATGTTGTTTACGAGATTAGTTGTCTGTTCCTGTTTTCCTACCGAGACTCATAATAGTCTTCTGGCGTTCGTCTTGACGGATGGGCCGTGATTCAACGAGGAATCCATCCTTCGAGTAGTACCCGACATATCCGGCTTCTTGGTCTACGAACTTGAAGCACTTTTCTTTGGTGTGCTCGGCCTTATTCCTGATGTTATCGAGGAGCTTTCCACGCTCCTCGGTGAGCGGCTTCAACTGTGCCTTGAAGAGTTCTGCCGAAGCCTTCTTCTCAATCTCAATGTCGTTGATTTCGATGGAAAGGTCGGACAGCCGGTCTTTCATTTCGAGAAGCTGTTCTCCGGTAAAAGGCTTCATGTAGCCAACCTCTTCAATTCGGTCACAGTTGTCTTCGAGCATTTGCCGCCTGACGTCTTCAGGATATTCCTGAAATAATGCTTTGTCCATTTCTTCTGGGTTATGAGTGCCCCGGACGAGCAGGGGCGCTCTGGTGATACTTATTTGCGGACTCTCGCAATGAAGTCCTTGCAGGGTTTGAAAACCGGCTTCTTGGTTTCCGGCAACGTGATAGTTTCTCCACGGCTGATGTCGCGGGCCTTCTTTGCTCGACGAACGACCGTTTTGAAGGTTCCGAAGCCACGCAAAGTAACTTCGTTGCCACCACACACGGCCTCTGTGATGACTTTCATGACGGTTTCAACCACTTTCACGGCCTGATGTTGGCCGATGTTCGTTTTCTCTGCCACCTTTGCGGCAACTTCCTGTTTAGTCATTGTTGCAAGATTTTGAATGTTTTACGATTATTTGAACATGAGGTAGTCTTCGTAGAGTTCCTTGAAGGTCTCAGCGGCGTAGTCGGCCAACGCTTCGCTCTTAAAGCAAAGGCGAGACCCGATGCGCGCATCCGTAAGCGAGGGGGCGTTATTCGAGTACGCAAAGGCGAGGCCCGCATTACCATTCGTCCACCACCAATTAAACCACTTGGGCTGGTTGGTGTTCGACCAGTCAGGCCGCCAGCCTTCGTTGAGTGCGCGGGTGATAACTACGAGCTTGTGGAAAGCGACGTAGGCTTTTCGGTCTTCTTTCGGACAGTCGGATGTGTCCGGCATGGAGGTATGCGGGTCGATACCGAGGATAGCGCAGGCGTCTTCGTAACTCTTTACTCGGTCGGTGATTTTGCGTTTGAAAAATTCCTTTCCGAAGGAATCCTCAAGCATCTGTTTGAACTCTGGCGTCGCTGTCTGGTAGAGGTCGAACGCCTTGTTTTCGTCAATTTGAAGTGACTTTTTCATACTCTATCTGTTTAGATTTGGTTAATTTCTTGATAATGACTACTGCCCGCCGTTTTTTATTGATGGTTCGCAAGTCCTTCCCCGGCAGGTCTTTTAGGGAGTCGAGCAATTCAAGGATTTCCTCGAAATTCTTGTTGGAGATTGCGTACATAACCGTCGCTATTTCACCTCTTCATAAGGAGTGAATGCACCGTCGCGTTCGAACTTGTCAGGGCGTCCAGCAGCCTCCTGCTCCTGTTGCTTTTTCCATTCCTCAAAGTCGTCATTATCCATCTTTGTCTCGGTCTCGATGACCTTGAGAATATGTTCGGAAATGCCTGTCTTCGGAAGTGAGCCGAACCCCCAATTAAGGATGGTTTTGCGAGCCATCATTTCAAAATCCGTGTCCCACGGGCTCCCCTTACCACTCTTCACGGCCTCCGAGCGGGACATGATTTCTTGGATTCGAGAGAGGGGCATGACGTCGAAAACGACGTTGCCGTTCGGAAGACATGCAACCCAATAGCCGCCTTTGATTTTGTCTTTCGTGCGGTTGTTTCCGAAATAATCCGGCTTGTGGATAATCTCGGAGGTTGAACCCTTCCGCACCTCGAACTCATCGCCTTCGTAGACGAGATTTGCTTCTACCCATTGAACGATGCCGGCCCGCATGAGAATTTCCCGTTTCCCCATATAGGACGAGGAGAAGTAGATTTTACCTTTTCGGGGAACGAGATACGCGAGTTTTAATTCTGGATTGAGCGATAGCTTCGTAAGGCCGACAGCTTTGATAGCCTCAATGAGGTAATCGGGATTGCTCTTTGCGCAAGTGATGAGATAGTCGTTTTTCATCATCAGAGAAATCGCGAAATTCACCTCACGGGCAAACTCTTCGTCTGTGCCTCCAGCCGCAATGAATGCTTTGCGTGGAGCCGAGAAGCAAGCCTGAAGGCCGGCATCAACGAGAATTTGAGGAATAGCAGGCGGTGCTGGGGGAGCTACCGGTGCAGGAGCTTGCGTCTGGGCCGTCTTGCCAGAAGCCTGTTGTCCGTTGGAACTTTCCGCTGTTCCGTTGGAGGTCGGTTGTGCAGATGCGTCGAACATCGTCGCTGTCTGCGGTTTCTTTGGTTCTGCCATTGTTATTTACTATAAAAGGTTCTGATGTTGTTCCGCTTATACGTCGGTACGTTCAAGTTCATCACACGCCGGCCTTTCAGGTTGGGCTGAATGAACACTTCTGCGCCGGGATAATATCCGCTCTTACTGCACTTGATATATTGCTCAAGAGCGTTTTCAAATTCGATGGCCGAGGCTCCTTTGTAAACCGGAGATTCGTCGTCAAGTTTGCAGTACGCCCATGCGTCTGCTGATACGATAACAGCATCGTAAGGCGGTTCTTTCTGTTGGAACACCCAATAAAACTCGGCCCATTCACCTGTTGCCAGATGATTGAAAAATTGATAGAAAGCCGCCGAAAAACCGTAGTTCATCTTGTTGATTTGGGACGTGATGGTCTCTTCGTGCAAATCTTTGGAAGATATTGTTTTCCAATCCACGATTTTGCGGCTGGTCTTGAGGTCTGTACGAAACTTGAATCCGAGACCTTCGTATTCGACGAAGTGCGAGATTTCTGCGGTTCCCCATTCAAGGAGCTGGCTGATTGACTCCGAAGTGTTCCCGCAATGATGGAGCAAGGCTTCAACCATCGTATTCGCTAAATCTACTTCCGCTTGACTTGTAGCTTCCATACCGGGGTGTTCGGCGAGAGCCTGTTGGTAGGCAATTTGATACTTCTGCGAGGAAATCCCGTAGGCCGCGCCTGTCGTCGGGTTAATAGGAGGCTCGAATACAAAATATTCAGACTCAAACTCGTCGAGGCATCCGGTGTTGGCAATCGAGGCCAAAATAGCGTGATAAACGCTTCCTTTCATCGAAGCCTCAAGGCTGATTTCCACGCCTCCAATTCGACGTAAATAATCGAACGCTTTCGGAGAAATGAGCAGATTTTTAAGCTGTGTGGAGCTGACGAAATCCCGACTCCACTCGCCTCGATGATATTCCTCATTAGGCATATCGAGGATAATAGCCGGTAGATTTTTAGGCTTTTGTGTCATATTGCTCTTGGTTTTTAATAGTAATCATGTCCGCCGGGCATCGAGTCCCAATCCGGTTCATCATCATATTCGATTTCTCCGCTTCCATCACATTCAGCACAACTATCACATTCCCGTTGGTCGGCAGGTAATTTGTCGTATTCCTCTTTAGTGATGCGTTCTCCATCGCTGTTGTAGTAGATTTCACCTGTTCCTTTGCAAGCTGGGCATGTTACAGTTTGCGGCTCTGGAGAACAACATGGGCATCCGGGATAACCATAACAGACGGCGCAACTCATCGTTTCGGCATATAGGCTTCAATTCGATTCTCCGCGCAGTAATTGACTGCCTGCGACACCGAGTAGAACTTCTTTGAGTGCCGCTTCCCTTTCTTGGTCGTAACGATGGCCATTGAACCGTCGTCATTAAAAATTGCTTGTGCTCTTCGTTTCATAGCGTATTGTATATTAGCTTTTTAGATTTCCTTCGCAACTCATCGAAATCCAGCGTAAGTCCGTCGGACGCACGTATTAGAATTTTCCCATTGGTGCTATTGGGGTGCTTGGGAATGAGGCCGCAGTTGATATACTTTCTAACCGTATTCGGGTGAACATCGTGCAGGTATGCAACCATTTCAACCGTCATGGTTTTCGCGTAAAATTTGTCGATATTGACACCATGTGCTCGGAGATATTCATTCTCCTCTTCGAGTTTCTTGTTTGAGTAATCCATATCCTGAATGACTCCTATAATCTGCATAGTGCTCAACCTTTCTGCGGACTTTTTCTTCACCATTGTTACTCCTCCTTGAATAGATTGTGTTTGTGGGCGTATGCAATGAGTTCCGATTCCTTGTGGACGCCAATGCGGACACTCGCGTTCCGAATATGGTTATGGACGGTGTGCGGGGATAAGCACAGCTCTTCTGCAATTTGCGGTCTTGGAATACCTCTGGACAGAAGTTCCAACACTCGCATTTCGGCATCAGATACTTTACTATTGAAGCGAGGGTGGCAAATAACATTTTCGTATTTGCATTCGCCTCGTAATGGGCATGGAACATGCTCGAAATGGAAACAGCCACTTGCATCTACGTCCGAAATGTTAGTATCTATAACACCGAAATTGCATTTGCATAACCGCAACACAACTCGATATTGGTAATGCGGGAGATTAGCTTGGCATCGTTTGTATTCATTGAGACTTGCTTCGAGAGCTTCGGGATAAAACTCGCGGAACTTCTCAATGATAAACCGAATGGCATCACGGTCGGATTCGGTCAGATGGTGTTGATTCCCATCCTCCGTGCGATACCAGATTTGGTCTTCAAACGTATAAAACTCAATGTTTTTCATCGAGACTTCGGTTAAAGAGATTTTCGGCCGGAATGCCGCTTTCCTTTGCCAGAATATCAATGTATTCCGGGCGAGAAGGCTTGCAGTCTCCAAATACCCATTTCAGGACTGCATTGCTCGAAATGTCACATTGGGAGGCAACCTTTCTCACAAATTTCGTCTTGTAGCTCCTACCCAATGATTGATAGTAGGAGATGAGATTTTGGCCTTTTCGTGTCATTTTATTCACATTTTCGCAGTTTGTTGATGATAAATCAGCACTTTATACTACCTTTGTGGTTGTTGAGGTGGTATTGTTACTTTTATTTCGGCGTAAAACTAACAATAAAATAACATTTAGCCAAACAAAACTCACATTATTTTGTCGCAAAAACTCACATTTTTCTGTATATGGCTGAAAATGAAAGATTACGAAATGTTATTTCGTGGCTCAAAGAGCAGGGGATAATTGACAATCAGGAAGATTTAGCCTCTAAAATCGACAGTAACAGAACCTATATCTCTCACATTATCAAAGGGAGACAGGCTTTAACACGTAAATTCGCCGAAAAAATATGTTCGCTGTCTGACAAACTGAATATCAACTATCTATTTGATGAACAAGATACAGCTATGGTATTGAATGATAGCCGTCATCGGATAGTGCATGATTTCGTTGTGGGGCAAGGCAAAGAGCTGGAAAGCACAAAAAACAAACTTCAAGCGATACAAGATAGTCTCGACGGATACCGACTTGTACCCGTATATAACTTTGATGCAGTCGGGGGAATGTCGGCCTGCAATGATATAACTGACGCTCCGGCTTATATCGAAAAATATGTCCCTTTTGCTGGTGCTCACCTTGAGGATATTTGTGTGCATGTAACAGGAAATAGCATGATACCCACATATAGCCCCGGAACACTCTTATTGATACGAAAGGTCGAAGGGTGGAGGGAATATTTCGGTTATGGACACACTTTTGTACTTTTCTTAAATGACGGTCGGCGCATTTTAAAAGAGGTGCGCAAGTTTGCTGAAAACTCAAAGGATTTCGTGCTCTGCGTATCACACAACAAAGAGTATGAACCGGAAGAGCTACCAAAGGCGATGATAGTATCCGTTTACAAGGTTATAATGGCTCTGACAAACGACGGCTTCTGATATGGTTTCCCTTGATGGTCAGAAAATAACACGGCGATTCTTTGAAGCAATCGAGACTTTGATTGCCCTCAAGGCGATACGTGGGCAAAAGACTATTTCGACAGCATTGGGCGTTGAAAACTCGTCGATGTATAAAATTAAGAATCACCCTGAAACATACACCTTGAAGCCAGAATATATACTTTTCCTTGTAACAAAATATAACATATCGGCCGATTGGATTATAACAGGGCGCGGGCGAATGTTCTCAAAAATGTAAGTATGGTAACTTTTTTCTTATTGAATCCAGAGCGAGAAGTTTCAACCATAGCAATTCTTGTTTCATTCAACGGTAAAAAGTACCGTCGGTCTATCCATGAATCAATACCTGTAAATCTTTGGAACAACGATAAAAAGAGAGTTCGAGTCTCTGCGAAACATCAGCAAGGTAACATAATCAATGACACCTTGTCCAAATGGGAGGTCGCCGCTCTCCGCACGCTATCACATTTCAAAGAATACTATAACGCACCGAGTAAAGATGAATTTTTCGAGGTTCTTGACCGGGAATTTTACAAAGATGAAGTCGGAGAACCTACCCAAAAGGAGATGTTATTCCTTGATTATCTTCAAATCTACATCGACAGGTATGATAAGGTCAGAGACCCCAAGACCATTCAGAAATATGTTACAGCGAGGAACAAACTTGCCGAATATGAGAAGCAATGCAGAAAGAAGCTGAAATTCAAAGATATAAACATTGATTTTTACAATGACTTTCAATCGTGGTTCTATTCCATGCAATATGCTGATAACTACTTTGGAAGCGTCGTGAAAGTTGTAAAACAAGCATATAAAGAAGCTCGGTTTGTAGATAAACTGCATGGGTTTGAGGATATAGGGCACAAAGACTTCGTTACTGTTAGTGCAGAATCAGATAATGTTTACCTCGATGAGAGCGAGTTAAATGCAATCTATCGTCTTGAAATAACCCAAGAACGTATCAAAACGGAATACCCAAACTTAACGTCAGGGCAGGTGCGGAGGAAATACGAGAGTTTGCTTGTCGTTCGAGACCGATTCTTGGTAGGGGCCTACACCGGATTGCGAGTATCTGACTTTTCACGCATCGGAGAAATGAATATTGATGAAAACTATATTCGCATCACTACTGATAAAGGGAAGTCAAGCGTCATTATTCCGTTGCATCCGATTGTAAAGGAAATCACCTCGCGGTTCGACTCGAACATAAGTGTTTCAGACCAGAAATTGAATAAACACATCAAAGAGATTGCTCGACTTGCTGGGATAACAAAAAAAGTGCTTCTAAATAAACATATAGGGGGAAAGGTCTCTCAACTATATATTGAAAAATGCGACGCTATTAGCACTCATACCGCTCGACGTTCATTTGCTACAAACGCATATAAGGCCGGGGTTCCAACTATTGCCATTATGAAGGTTACAGGGCACAAAAAGGAATCTAACTTTATGAAGTATATCAAGGTCTCGGCAGAAGAGAACGCGGAAATGTTGAAGTCTCATCCTTTCTTTATCGGAAAGTCGGATGCAGAACCAAATGCAGAACCAAAAGTTTATGAATAGGGCATACTTTTGGTAACAAGCCATGATAAGTAAATTGCAGAGACATTGAAATTTGTTACCATACCGGAACGGTCGTAATAGATAGGGCTGTCCGGCTCCGGGTACTATTAGAAAGCCTTAAATGATTGTCTATAAATCATTTAAGGCTTTTGTTTTGGTTGATATGTCCGCATTTTGTCCGCATTTTTATTGTTGAGCATTCTGTTCACTTCGGGCTGCAGAGGTTAATTCGTCAATCGGGATCTCTCGCATTAATTCAACGCACACCTCTCTGCATTGAGCGAAAATTTCGTTTCCGTAACGCATAATTAACAAACTGTCGCCGGGAAAATCTTCCTGCATCCGTCGTTTGATTACCTTGTCCATATAATCGAAGGCAATGGCAAAATAGGCGCTGTCCACATAATTCTTGTAAGCAAGAATATCCATTTGCGACCGACGCGCCCGAACCGAATCGCATTGCCGCTTCGCCGTCCCGATGCAATAGCGGAGAGCCAACTCGTAACGCCGATGCTCATCGGTCAGAATATGGACCGTCGTATCCTTGATTTCGACAGCATGTTCGATATAAACGGTATCATGGGTATGCAATATTTGGGGTGCAGTGATTGGCACCTCTCGTTTCGATTCAACAAAGAACATAACGATGCCCAATACGAGAATCACACCGATCCCCATGATCTTTCGGCCAGGTATTGAGTCTGGGCTTTCCGAAGGTCCCGTCTGCTGTGCTTGACAGAAGTCGCTCCAGCCGGTATAACCGACATAACGGGCCAACACGGAGAGAGTCGATGGACGCGGTGCCGTCGAAGGCTTGAGGTAACCGAACAATCGCTTCAGCGTAGCAGAGCTTATCGTTTCACCGGTACATTCCCGAATATCCGCAGAGAGCATATCATAGTCCGTCGGCGAATCGAGCGTGCGCCCGAAACATTCGATAATGGCACGCTTCAATAGGTCGATATGTTCCTTGGAATATATCATGAGGCAGCAAAGGTACGAAAAATCGCCCAAAGAGGCAGGCAGAAGGCTTTGTACCGTAATGCACCGGAATGAATTTGGCACAACTGCCACGCCGTATTACTTTTGCAACAGGGAAAAAGCAGTCCAAACCTTTGAAGATTTGTGCGGAATTAGTATTTTTGTCGTGTAAGTCTGGAAGGACTTACGAGATACTATAACGTGAATCTTAGGATTCCCCGAACAACAAAACCGCCAATTTTGTTTCGGCATTTCCGAGAAAGGCCGAGAGTACACGAGGGAAGAATAAGCACGGTTCGCATATCCGATTACGGGTGCGGACTGCTTGTTTATCCGTATGTGTACGAGGTGCTTGGCGGTGCCTGTTGTTTGTATGGAGAACAGCAGGTTCCGCACTTTTTGTTTAATAATATTCATAAAATTATTTATTTACATGAAAAAACATTTATGTTTTATTCTCTTGCTATTTGTAGGGGAATTGAGTTGGGCGCAAATTTCAAATGACAAACCCAAAGGGCAAGTGGTCATGATAACAACCAAAGCCTATGATGAGATTTATAATTTTGGCGAGGTTTCCGAGTTAAAACTCCGGGACGAAGAAACGGTATCGTATTTCGACAAGCGAGGCAATATTATCCATGAAAGACAAATTGATTACAAAGGACGTATAGAAACGGCTTATCTTTATACAGATGAAGGTAAAATAATAAAAGAAATTACAACCACACCAAAAGCTACAGAATCTGCTGTTGTATATGACACTCTCAAATTAAAATTGTATACTTATGACGATTCCGGAAGAGTAAAAACCGAAAGTGTTTTTGAAAATAAATCTTTAATTTCTAAAGACAGGTATGAATATACGCCGACCGGATATAAAAAATATCAATATGAAGGAGATGGGACTCTATCAGGTGTGGCAGAAAAAAAAGGGAATGAACTATCTTATATTTCAGAAAAAAAAGGCGGCGGCAGCATAGGATATTTTGATAATGTAGGTCACATTGTCAAAATGTCGGTGTTTTTGGGAGCGTCAAATGGTGGTCTCGGCTTTTCATCATATTTTACATACAATAAATATGGTGACCTTATGTGCGTGAGTTCACATAGCGGCAGTGTTATCAAAAAACCGCAAAAGGCTATTGTTTATTCTCAACGGCCAGATGGTTCTATTGTGGCAAATTTGGAAAATCAATATTCTAAGGAACAACATAAAGACGAAAATACTTATAGATATGAGTATGACGTAAAAGAGAATTGGACCGTGAAATATGATGATAAGGAGAAAAAAAGATATGTAAGAGAAATTGTCTATGCGAAAAAAGAAGATGATTTTGGCTCTGTAAAGCATAAAATTGAAGAAAGTCGTCACGCATTGGACAGTGTGATATATCAAGAGAAAGTATTGAAACCCCGTCGCCTAAAAGAAGAAAAAGAGGCCAGACAAAAGCACGAACGACAAATATTGGCAGCTTATATCGCAAAGAATAATGCTTTGGCGGAATCTCGTAGCCAGAAATACAAATTGATCGATCAGAAAGAACGGATGGACTCTTATGTGGAAGATTATCCCTATATATGTGAAACCGTAGTATGGAGTTGCGAAGATTTATTATCGTTATCTTCAAAACCCTCTACGGACTATATCGATGCTGTGTTTCATCCGATAGATGTATATGCGAAAAGAATTATGGATTATATTGATTTGCAGCAAACGGTCATAAGGTCGTTAATCAATAAGAATCAGAAGAAAGAAAACAAAACACTGGAGAAATCTTTGAAAAAAGCAGGCAATAGTACACAACGTATCGCTGTATTGAGTTCTTGGCTGAAAAATCAAGGGTATGATCTGTCTCAAAAAATCGTCAAAAAAGATCCTCGAAAATTAAGTTTATATAATGAATATCGAGAATACAAGAAAAAAATAGATAATGCATACAACAAGCGCAATAGTAGTTTATTCAAAGAATTTACTCATTTTGGGCGTGTTTATGTGTCAGATAGATTGGGTGGACGTTTTATCGGTAGTATTTTTGATGAACCCCAACTGGATAATATCTCAACAGAACACCTGAGTAAGTGTATCGAGGTCCAAAAGTTTTTATATAAATTGTTAACGGATAATTCGTTGGAGGAAGAAAGAGAAAAACTGCTTGCGAGACTTAAAGAGAGTGTCGGATACACCCTTTATAGAGATATAAATTTTACAAGACTCAACTGGCCCCTTTGGTTTTCGATATTTGAAGATTATTTGAGACAAAACGGTATTGTTATTTTTAATGACGAATCTGAAAATCCGACAAAAACTAAATTATAACCGCAAACAGTTTAAAGCTATTATGAATAGAGAGGAACGTGACTTTTTGAATAACCTGAAATCTTCCATAAACGATTGGAGGTATTCCTATGAATGTTACCATGAACAAGGGTATTTCTGCGTCGATATTACAATAGACGATATTGACGAATGGGGTGAGAACGCTGACGAGATTTGGGATGCTATAAGTGAAGTTTGTGATGAGTGGAATGCTGGTATTGATTCAAATAGCAACACTTACTATGTAGCTCTGAAACAATAAATGTGGTGCAGGTGTAGGAATTGAATGCAACAACCCGCCCAGCGCGTATCAACAAGGCCATTACAATACTAAAAGGGATAATTCTGAAACCGAATGCATCTAAAGGATGTAGCACATACGTTGAACGGCCTAATTTAGTGGGCGCTTCAGACCTCTTAAAATCCCCTTGACAAACATTGTCGAGGGGATTCGTTTTTTACACTTGATTTCTGCTTCTTCAATGAACCTTATATAAAAAGTTGATGAAAATTTTCCTCTGCTGTTTTTGACTGTTTTTATCCTTGTTCGGTTTAGAAACGGATAAAAAGTTCGATATTAATTCGTTTTGGGCGAAAAAACTGCCATTCCAATCTTTAATATTCGAAACTTGATTATAAAAATATCCCCTCCGTACAAGTCGGAAGGGATTTAATCGCCATATATACCATAGGTTGTGCTTTGGTCGCAATAACGGAGTATTGCGTTTCCGCGCTTTCTATATCCGATAGAGGTTTGTGTGCGGGGCCGGTTTATGGCAACTGATGGTTGTTGGTTTGAACAAGGGAAGTATCAGATGTAAACATATTTTATTATCCGACCGAGAGCAGTCCCACTGACCTTGCTGGAAATCCACGCATCTCAAATGGGATAGTGGATATCGGAGCTTATGAATATCAATAGACGAGGATATTCAATAAGTTTCAAGAAGCTTAACCCCTTTGGTGGGGTATGCTCCACCAAAGGGGTTTGTCTACAACATTCTCATATTGTGCCTTGATGAAATACAATGTTGTAATTTTTCTGCCTGTTCCCTGAACCATCTTACAATAGGCAACCCGTCTATTTTGAGGATGAATTTTCGGCCGTTGGTCTCATCCGGGGAAATCCGTGCGATTACGTTTTCGGCCTTGAATTGCTTTCGGTGCATTTCGGAATAGAGCGTCCCGCTGTATTTGAGCGACTTGCCTCTAATAAGCGTTTCGGTCTGTGCGTCATTAAATCCGATCTTGCGGCAAAATTCGTCCATACGCAGCAGTTCGCGGAAATGAGGGAACCACGCCGATGCCTTGCGGACAAGCATTTGAAAAAAAGACAAATCTTTTTCGTACTGCTTTTTGATATCCGCTGTTTCCGTCATGTGTCGTGCCTGCACAGCCATCAGTTCCTTGCAGTGGTCGGCCCGCAAAGTCTGCATCTGGGTTTGCAGGGTCTCTATCGTTTCATCGCGTGCTGCGACCTCTTGTTTCAATGTGTCTATCTGTTGTTGCTGCCGCTTGACTTTCGACGTGCCGATCATCGAGCCGATACCGTCGAGGATGGTCGTGCCGACCTCGGCGGCGGAGTTCTTCAGCTTCTCGGTTCTCAGCTCTCCTTTTACCGCTTTCAGTTCCGCTTCGGCTTGTTCTTTGGCTATCCGGGTTTTCTCGGCCTCCTGCTTCTGCTTGGCGATGATGTAGTCCGTCCGTTCCAGATGTTCGCGTCCGGTCAACTCTTTCGACGTGCCGCGTTCCATGCCGAGCGCTTCGGCCAATATGGTCTGCATTTGGCTCATGTCCTGCGGCAAGAGTTTGCAGGACTTTCCCGTGTCGTGGTTCATCCAGTCCCACACGATATGGGCGTGGTAGTTCGGCTTCCATGTGGTTTTGTCGCCGGGCGTTTCGTAATGCCCCTCGTCGCGGTGGATGAAGATTTGCAGCGGCGTAATGCCCCATCGTTCCTTGCATACCTCGCAGAAATGCCGCAACTGTTCCATCGCAGTATCTTCTTTGATGACGACCACGCCCTCTTTGATCGGGGTGCTGCCACGGACTACGGTTACCTTGCCCGTCTTCTTGTTCACCCGTTTCCGGTCTTTGGTCTGCATCGCCCGGCCTGTCTTTTTCTTGACCATTGCGGCTATCTGCCTGCTGCGTTCTTCAAGCGAGGTATCGCCCAGTTCAGGCGATACCCATGTCTCGTTTTTCGCCATGAGGTCGGTGCGGATGTATATCTTCTCTTTGCGGATATTGGCAAGATATTCCGCTAACCGTCTGTTATGCGCCCCGCTGCTCGTAACGAGGCAGGGCTTTATGTTGATGGATGTCTTTGCCATAATTGTCGGTGTTATGGAAAGAGCGTCCGAAAGACGTTCCTTTCCTTTTGTGAAATGAAAACGATGATTACCTTTGTGCGGGGCCTTCCGCTTCTGTCGTGCGGTCGTCGTCGGCCATCGGGCCGGAGGCAGCGACCGTCCGAATGGTCGTTGCTCTGAAAGACCGCCGCGGGGAGTGCAGAGGGGGCAACCCCTTGCCGGGTCGAGGGCGGCGCCCTCGCGGGTTTTCAGGGCAGGGCCCTGAACCCCTCGGGAGAGCCCACAGCTACCGAAGCGAAGCCGGTAGTTATAGTGGGCTATATCAAGGCAAGCCTTGAAGTTTCCTTGCCACTCCCTCCGCTCGTCTGACGCTCCCCGGTATCGGGCTATCGCACCTTATGCCCGTGCGGTTGCTGTTTGCGCTGCACTTGTTGCCGCTGCTTCTCTTGCAGGTATTCGTTCAGGTCTTTGTGGTCGCGGTAAAAAACGGACTGGTCGATCACTTCGGACGAGGGTAAGGATTCTTCCAGTCGGGCCAACGCTTTCCGCCCTGCGTCGTCGTTGTCGAGGAAGGCATGGACGACCCTGTGGCGCGAGAAGAACGGAACAGCCTTGTGCAGATTCGTCACCGAGTTGAGCACGATGCTGTCAATCGACGGTGACGGGTTACCTTTCAGCGAGAGATAGGATAGAAAGTCGATAAATCCCTCGAACGCCATTGCCGTATCGCTGCCGTTGTCGAGTGTCGTAATATGTTTGGGCGATGAGCCGCCTTTGAACCGCTCGGAGCGGAGCTCCCACCCTCCGGCATCGTTGCGGAACCCGACGGCGAAAAAGGCGCGGCCGTTTACCTCGTAGCGAACCTCGCGGCAGAATGCCGCGGCGACCGACAGAACGATGCCGCGCGAGGCGAGATAACCGACCAATGCCGGATGACGAAGCGGAGCGTCGGAGAGGATGCGGAGCGCGGGAACGGCGGCCGGACGCAAGACCGGCGATACCCCACCGACGGCTGGACGTTCGTAAATACCTGATGAAAGAGAAGTAGACTCGGCTTGCCTTATCTCACCGCTCGAAAGGATACGGATGGCGGCGTAACGGTCGCACCGCTCCAACCGCATCACGAGGGTAAGTAATGTGCCGCCTTCACCCAGTCCGAAGTCGTACCAGAGGTTTCGCACGTAGTCCACTTTGAAACTCGGCGTGCGTTCTTCCCGCAGGGGTGAAAGATACATGCCGTAACCGTTGCGTTCGTATTTGGGCTGAATGCCCCGCCGGGCGAGAAAATCACGGATGGAAATCCGGTTGCTGTATGGTATGGCAGTCATTTTTCTGTAAGTTTGTTGAGAAAACAGTGTAAAATCCAGTGAAATAAAAAGTTGGCGTCTTACAACTCTCTTACACGGCATCCGGCGCTGTAAGACCGTAAGAACCCGTAAGACTTTGTAAGAGGATTTGTAAGAAATGTAAGATTGTGAAAATAAGAAAGCTACCTTCTTTTTTCAACACTCTTACATCGCTGCATCGTTCAGCAATCCGCCGAGCTGTTCCCGCGTGACGGTATAGACACGTGCTGTCTTGCTGTCCTGCCGCTGCGTTTCGCCGTTGTAGGTAATCGTATAGCGTTGGTAGTAAGTCGGTGGTGCGGGCCGCAGCTGCCAAGTTTCGGCAAGAATCCGCCGCACGGAGGGATGGTCAACACGGATGCCGCGTATCTCCAGCATATTGACCATATCGCTCACGTCGAACCGGTACTCCGCAAGGTTTTCGGCCTCCATAATGTCGTGGATGATCGACAACATTTCGGTTTCGGTCTTGCTGCGGTTGTAGTGTACGATCCGCCGCAGCGCATCGGTGACCAGCAGCCGGGGCGCGAACCACATGCGGCTCTCTTCGTATGACGAGAGCGTACGTTGTTGTAGGTAGAAGAGCAGCCCCGGTATCTCGGCCCGCATTTTGGCCAGCAGGTGTTGGTCGTCATACGGGAGCGGC